AAGTGCTGTTATCGACCGGGCGTAGTCCACTTGGGCGGATACTGCGCGCCGTCTTGAGTCCATCGATCCGGACTGTGCGTGACCGGCGTTGGTGAGGTCGTCAGTCCTTTGACCAGCACTGAAACGCCGAAACATACAGACAGAGTCAGAAACGCCACGCTGATTTTGAGCTTCATCACAACCCTTTCGCCAGCTTGGGCCACGCACCCATTGGCCACGATGTGCCGCACTTTGAGCACCGGATGCTGACAGACCCCAGCCGGACAGACAGCAGGTTTCGGCAGGGAACACCATCGGTCAACGTCGGACAGTGCCCGAGCTGCAGTTTATGCGCAGCCTTAGCGTCAGGGTCGGTGGGGTCGATGATGCGCTTGCATTCGGTCACCAGACGCTCTACGTCCTGCCGGAATTCACCAAAATCATCTCGGCATTCGGCTGCCCAAGACAAACTGGCCAGCAGAGCATTAATGGCGATGTCCAGCTGACCCAACACGAGCTTATCACCGACAATGTGCGAGATCGCAGGACCTGACCACACCACCCGCTGAAATTTGCGAGCAACGTGCCAGGTGTTGACCCAAAACCGCAAGGTAGCAACGGCTCCGCTTTCCGCCGTCAAGCTCACTGCGTTAACGTTGAGAGGGGCAGGTGCCTCAACTCGCTTAGCGGACCTCTCGGACCTGCCGAACGAGGTCAACTCGTAGGCACCTGCCCCCATACCGATCAACGTCGCGTAAAGACCGTGTTCACCGCCCAGAGTGATTAGCTTGCGCTCGATGTCTTCCTCACACACCGGACACACTGACCGATTAAGCTCGACGTCTGAACGGCCCATTGACCGGTGACACGATGAGCAACGCACGTTACGCCATCCGGCTGTACGGAGGGAACTGCCGGACCAGCGCTTTGGCCAGCTGGCGCGCTTGAAACGCATTGGGCCGACCGTCCTGAACGGCCTTCAACGTGCTGACCAAGTTAGCCTGCTCGATCACGTAGAAGAACTCGTTAACCGCGATCCACCCGGACGGATGCCGATGCCGGTCAACCGTGGCTCCGTCGAGAACCAGAATCGACACTGCCGGAACACCCAGCAGGTCGCTAACCCGGCTGGTCTCCCAAGCGATGGTCTGCACCGACCGGTCTTGATTCCACGGGCCGTAGAACAAGCTTTGGCCCTTCATGTACACTGGGGCGTTCTTGGCGTGCCAAGCCTTGGTGTCGCCTACCACTACACCGCGACCGGAAGGCATCACCCAAACGTGGTCGAGGTTGGCTTTCGACTTCGGTATCGACAGATCATCGTAGAGTCGCCAGCCGGTGCGTCGAAGGCCACGCACCTTGCGGCTCGTCCGTCGTTCTCCGTCAGCCCCTTGTCGCCAGCGGGCACCCGCCGCACGCACCCCACGAAAGCCCGGAACGGCCCCTCCGAGCGCTCCGAGGACGGCCCCCGCTACTGCGGCCCCTGAGCCGCCCACGGAGCCCACGGCACCCCCTCCGGCGGCTGTGATGAGCACCAGCTTGCCGGATTTTCTGATGTGTTCGTTGGTGAGCTGCCTGGCCTTGGCCCTGGCAGAGGACCCAGCTCTGTTCATTTTTTGACCTCCTGGACTTTGCTACGCGACGACCCCCCGGCTGGTCCGACTGCCGGGGGGTCGTTCGGTTGTTGGGAACTGCTCAGAAGAGCGACTCGTCGTCGGAGCCGTTGGCGTCCGCGTCGGCCTCGGCCGGAGTGGTGGCCGCCTGAGCCGCAGCCTTGGCCGCCTTCGCGGCGTCCGCCTCCGCCTTCTTCGCGGCCTTCTTGGCAGCGGCCTCGGCTTCACGATCGGCCTTCTTGGCAGCGGCTTCCTCCTTCTTGGCCGCCTTGTCCGCCTCGGCCTGGGCCTTCTTGGTGTCGCGGACCTCGGCCTTCGCGGCCTTGTCGGCGAGCAGGGACTTGGCGCGAGCGATGCCGTCGGCGACCTTGGGGCCGAAGCCGTACTCGTTGGCCGCGTCCTGGGCGGACATCTCGACGTCCTCGCCGTCCACGTTCTTGTAAACCGGGATGTCGGTCGCGCCGAGCTTGATGAGCTGGGACTTGAGCTTGGCGTCGTGGCCCGGGGCGAAGTTGCCGTTGGTGGTGGCGGTGCAGGGGACCAGCTCGTCCAGGACCGCGCTGTCACCCTCGCCGACGATCTTGCTGTACAGGCCGCACTTGCACTTGACGGGAACCTTGGGCTCCTTGACCGGGGTCGCGGGGGCTTCGACCTCGTCGGTTGCGGCGGTCTCGTTCTCGACGGTTTCGGTGCTCATTGGGCTTTTTCTCCTTGGTAGGAATTCACTGTATGTCCTGCGGTATGCTCCGATTCTATCATAGCAACCGGGGGTCACGCAAGTGATTCGTTCAGGCTGCCAGAGCCATGCCGCTGGCCGCCCAAATCAGGTTGTCCGACGCGTCCCAAAGCAGGTCGGCCAGGTGGCTCAGGCCGTGAGCGTCAGCACGGTCCGCCCGGTCCGCGAGACGGTCCGACAGGCTCTCAGTGATCTCGATCGGACCCAACTCGGCCAGTTCGTCGGACACTTCGCGACGGTTGGCCTCGTTCTCTTCGCGAGGAACGACGAATCCCATCCGGTGGATCGTGTAGAACAAGATGCGATCGATGCGGAATGACCGCTGTTCGCCGGTCTCACGGTCCATCGCGATAACTCGAATGTCGCCAACCTCGCTGACTGCCGCATCGAAAATCTCGATGGTTCGCACGGTCTCCACCAGACGGCCGGTCTTGCGGCCGGTGACCTCGTCTTTCTCCTCCTTGAGCGCCGTGATGGTTACGGCGTTCTTGCGGTCCATTGCGCGCAGCAGGTCCACCAGGGTCTTGTGCTGGTTGATTGCTTTGCGCATGATGTCCGCCTCCGGGTTGTTCTCTGTCCTTGTGGTACTATTTTATCATGGGACAGGGCCCAGCACAATTCACGGCTTGCGTCGGTTTCGGAACAGGACAACTACCCCGTTGATGATAATAGCCAACGCAGTTAGCCAGCACGCGGCTCCGTACATCAAGCAAAAGAATCTGGTTTGATCACTGGTCATTGACGTTACCTCTCATTGCACGTCTGTGCCCCCACCCGACACGGGTAAGGGGCAACAGCGTGGGGGCCGATCAGTGCTTGCGACTGACGGCTTCGCGGATCTTGGCCGCTTCTCGGTCGAAGGCTCGGCTGATCGCCGAGTAGACTCCGATTCCGAGCGTCAGAACCGCCAGCAGAGCTAGCAGCAAAACGACGGGGTTCACGTCAATTCACCTCCTCAGCGTTGTCGAAAACGGCTGTTGACCACACGAAGTTGACGACCTCGACCATGTTGGGATCGTAGTCGGTGTTGGCCAGTGCCCACTCGATGGCGGACACTTCCAGCTGAGCCTCGTTGAACAGGCCGTTAACGGTGCCGGAATTTTCCACGTGCGCCAACGCCAGTTCACCGTACTCGTTGCTGACGCTGAGTTCGGCGTGCCACACGAACTCGGTGATCACTCGGCCGTCCACGGTTTCTCCCCTGTATGTCCTGTTGTTAGTACCATTCTAACACAGGACGGCCCCCGGGGGAATTCCCCCGGGGGCCGTAACCGTCAGTCAGCGTCGATCACGAAGTGCTCGTAGGCCACGGAGTAATCGGCCTTCTCAATGGTGGAGCTGCGAAGCTCGGTCTTGTCACCGAGCCACGCCTTGGCGTTCTTGGTGAACGTCTCCAGGTCGGTGCCGAAGCTGTATCCGATCGGCTCGTGGCTGTTCTTCTGGCCGTCCGACTTCTGCAGGTTCCTCATCACGGCGCGCGTGGCCGGGTCCTCGCCGATCCGCGCGGTGATCGATTCCGCAAAGCGACGCTGTTCGCGGCTGATGCCCTCCGCTACCTTCATTGTGATCTTGTCGCCGAATTGCCTCGCGGCGTCCAGCGCGTGCTCGTGGCCGCCCATCATGTTACCCTTGGCGTTTCCCCACGCCCGGATCAGGAATCCCTTAGCCTTGGCGTCATGGCCGGGGAGGAACTTCCGGCCTTTGCCCGGGGTGCGGGTGACGTCGCAACCGGTGTGGTGGAGCACCCCGGCACGGTCCCGATATCCCAGGGTCGCGCACCCGCACACCGTGGCCTCGGCAAGGTCGGTTACCTTGTAGTCAGACCATCCGCTGGCCGTGGTGTGTGTGAACGCGGGGAGGAACTCCACGTGGACGATCTCGCCGACCGGGGTCAGGGAGGGCTCGCTGCGAACCCAACCGATCTCGCCGTTCGGGGTCTTGACCACGGTCCCGATTTCCAGCATCTCCACCAGCTCCTTCGTTTCCGTCCTTGTAATAAAATTTTATCATGCCACAACGGGGAAACGCAAGTCCCCTCGCCCGGTCGATCTCGGGCGAGGGGACGTCTTGCGAAGCGCGGATCGGGTCAGCCGACGTGCGGGTTGCTCTTGTTGGCCGCTACCTGGCGCACGAGGTCGGCGATCAGGTCGGCCAACGTGGCGTTCGGTCGGTTGGACACCCGGGCCTGCTCGGCTCCACTGGAGTCTTCCGCGACCAGATCACCGTACCCGTCCGCCACCACGGTCATGACGTGGAACCCGCCGTTGCCCGCGTTGATCGTCATGGGCTGCACCTTCACGTCGGTCGCCTTGACCGCGTGCGGGCTAAACTTGTCGGCGAGAGCCTCAGCCAGGATCTCGTTGAGGAGGTCCGCCGGGCTGATCTCGCGCGCTGCGGCTACCTGCTTGACGATCTGGGCAGTTGCCCCGGTCAGCCGTCCGTCGAAGTTGACGAACTGCAGAAAGTCGGGGATGGGCTGGATGTCGGCCACGGTGGTCTCCTCAGGTCGGGGCGGGGGGTCCCGCCGTTAGTACCATTCTACCACATCGCCCCCGGGTCACGCAACCCGGGGGCCGGAAGCCCTTAGGCCAACTCACCGTCGCAGTCGTCCCACACCCGGTGGTTGGCCGCCGCGTCGTCGCGAGCGTCGTCCAGGTCCGTGGACTCGGCGGTAAGGACGGTTCCGCACTCCTGGCAGGTGAACCGGAACTCGTTCATTTTGGGCCTCCGTCGTCGTCGTTAATACCATTCTATCATGGCAACCTGGGTTGGCACAAGTTGGCGGTCCGCCCGAACTCTGGCGGACCGCCGGTCAGGTCACAGCGGGAGGATCTGGTCCTCGGTAACGTCGGTCCGGCCCTCGTCTCCGTACCCGTAGAACTCGGATTCGGCCCCGCTGATCTCTCCCCCCAAGCCATCGAGGTCCAGGTCCACCCCAACCATGCGGACGCCGGTGAACAGGTCCACGTACCACGCGACCACGGTGGCCTCTGCTACCTCGCCGAAGTAGTCGACGCGCACCTTCTGACCCTTGGTGAACGGCATCGGGTGTCCTCTCGTTAGGGGCGGGGTTCCCACCCTGTAGTACCATTCTACCACGGCACCCCGGGTTGGCACAAGCTGGCGACACGAGCCCACGGACGGCCGTCCCGCGACCTGGGAGGGGCTGGTCGGTACTCTGGGCCCCCGGGCACGCCGGAGCCCCCCGGTGACGTCACCGGGGGGCTCGGCGGGGGTAGATCAGTGCCGCGTGATCTCGGTCGCGGTCCAGGTCTCGTCCCGGTCATTTCGCGCGCTGCGCGTGTCCAGTTCCTGCTCGGCCACCCGGCCAATCTCGGCCAAGGTCCCCTCCCGGTCGGCCTCCAGCTCGGCCAGCGTGGTGTCCACGTGTTGCACGTTGGTTCGACCGGTGGAAGAGGTCAGCTTCACGGAGTGGGTGATCTTCATTAGGGTCTCCTTGGGGCCGGTGGTTGGGGGGTCGTCCCCCAACCTCTAATAAAATTATACCATACAACAAACGGTCTGCACAAGTCACCGGCGTGAGGTCTTCCGTAGGGCATCCGGCAACCTATCGCAGGCTGGCCGATATTGTGGTACTCCAGACACGCCCGAGCCTCCCGGAATGGTCACGGGAGGCTCGGGCGGGGGTTGTCAGACGGTGCGCAGGACCTCGTACTTCGTGGTCTCCTTGCGGGTGTGGCCGTCCTTGGCCAGGTAGTAGAAGGTGCCGTCCTTCTCGATGCCCTTGTACTCCCACCGGCCTACCTTCGCGATGACCTCGGGCTCCTCGGCCGGGGTCGGGGTGTTCTTGGCCTTCTTGGCGTCGCGGGCAATCTCGCGCTGGATTCGGGCCTCCTCGCGCTTCGCGGCCTTGGCCGCCTTGGCTGCAGCCTTCTCGGTGGCGGTCGCGATGCCATTGGCGACCATGTAGCCGAAGTCGTACCGGTTGGCATGGGTCTGCGCGTCAGCGGAGACGCTCATCCCGCCCTCGGTCCGGCGGATGTCCGCGCCGTTGATCGTCGCCATCTTGATCAGGAAGCTCTTGAGCTTGGCGTCGTGGCCGGGGGCGAACGTGTTGCGGGTCGTCGCGGTGCAACCGGTCGTGAACTCGGCGTCCCAGGTCAGGTCGCCGTCCTCGGTGTCGCGGACGTTCACCAGGACGTCGTACTTGCTGCACTCGCAGGCGATGAGGTCCTTGACAGTTGCGGCGGGGGCGGTGGTCTCGGTCATTTCAGGCTCCTTCGGTCGGTGGGGCCGGAGCCCCTGTCGTTAATACGATTTTATCATGCGACCGATAACCTGCGCAAGTACCCTTGACCGTGTGATTTGTGTCACACAGCTGACCCCCCGCCCAAGCTAACCAAGCGGAGGGTCAGTTTGACCGCTTAATCATTCATCGTCTCCAGCGGGGAACGGCTCATCGTCCTTCTTTCCGCACCAGTCGCACATCATGTCACCCCCTCACCACTCCGGCTCTGACATGATCTGGCTGAAACAGGGGCCGCAGGTGTTGGTGATCAGCAATTCGCGGTCGGCGGGGGTGAGGTACGGGAACGCGTCCTGCGCGAGCTTGCCGTGAAGGAACGCGTCGTAGTCGTCTGCGTAGACGTTGATGTTCTTACGTACCTCACACTTCGGGCTGACATCGGCAACGCACTTGATAGATACGGCGACCATTGGGTCTCTCCTCAGTTGTGGCTTCGAAGTGACGGAAGGTGGTTGAGTTGCAGGATGTGGCAACTGGCGTAGTGACCGGCGGCTGGACCAACCCATATCGGGATGTCCGGACCATCGACCCACGGAACCAGCCAGGTGGCTGTCAAGCCAACCGCCAGCGTGGTTCGGACGATCGGAATCATTACCTCGGTGCGGAAAGTGTACCACACTTCATTGGACTGAACACACCAGCCGCACACGCCGCAGCGGCCGGTCTTGCACCCCCGCTCAAGGTCCCAGGCAAGGCCGTGAACCAACGAATTTACTTGCTTGGCGGCCAGCGTGTGAGTCGCCGAGCACCGGAGGACCTCGTCCCCCATACCTACGTGAAAATGGTTCATGGTTCCTCCGTCCGGCCCCCGCGTCTACGACGACGCGGGGGCGGTCAGGGTTACGGCTTGTGGAACAGCCCGGGATCGGGTGCGGGGGCGTTGGCGATGTCGCTTGCGTGCTCGTCCTCGGCCACCACGTCAGGAGCCGCGTTAGCGCCAGACCAGGCGACGCTGTCGAAATACTCGGCAGCGTCGGCGTCGTCCTTCGGTACCGGGTCGTACTTGGCCATGCCGGTCCTCTCGTCGGTCGGGGTCTTGTCTCCCCGTTATCTCTATTCTATCACGTGATACCGGTCATTCACAATGGATTGTGCCAACTCAGCGCGGGATGATAGAATGTTACTAACACTGAGAGATAGGGGCCAACCGTGGCGAAAAAGACGATACTTCCTCCGAGGCTGATCGAAGTTGAGGGGCAGACGCTCTACCTGTTTCCCTCGGAGAGCTATCCGTATCAGAGTGTCAAACTAACTCTGAACGCGTCCAAGGCGCTGGGGTTCAAGCGTCGAGTGTCGCGGAGCGGGTGGGTCAGCCTGCATCAGGTGTACAAGAGCGGCGGCATCGAATGGGTCAAGGTGTTGACACTCGCCGACAGTTCCAAGTACCTGGTTCCGGACAGCACCATCAAAGCCAAGCCCTGAACAACGCGACGCCCCCCGCCGGAGTCAACAAGGCGGGGGGCGTCGGCGTGTCTGATCATTGGTTAGTGACACCCAGCATTCGAGACAGCCGGTCGAACACGTGGTCGGTGTTGCCAACGGTCATCCGACATACTTCGTGAAGCTCGACCCAGTTCGGGTTGAACTTGGTGTCGTCTAGGTCTCCAGTCTTGACGCGGTGACGAGCTTCTCGGGCGACTTCGGCGGCCAGCCTGCTGCCCGCGTCGCAGTTGTCCACAGCTGCCTTGACCACGTGCCAGGCGTCCATGGGGTCGAGACCTTTCTCAACTAGCCAGGTCCTGGCCGTTGCACTCATGACCTCTGGCTCGTGGTCATACGCGTTGGCCGACATGCGGTCGGCGCGCACTTCAAGAGTGCCGATCAGGCCGGTGGCCTTGTTGACCATGGTGTCGAGCAGGATCAACGCGGTAGGCAGCGCGATGCGCTCTACGCTGCTATGACTGATGTCGCGTTCGTGATGCAACGCGATGTCTTCCAGCGTGGGGCCGACCTGAGCACGCACCAACCGGGCCAAGCCGGACAGATTCTCGCTAACGATCGGGTTGCGCTTGTGCGGCATGGCCGATGATCCTTGACGACGATCGGCCCCACCTTCGACCAGTTCGCCGACCTCAGTTCGCATTGACAGACGGACCTCCATGGCCAGCGACTCGATGACCGCTGCAGCCTGCGCGCAGGCGTACACCAAGTGCGCGATGGAATCGCGGAACACTACCTGCGTGGCCGTTATCGGAGCACTGACCGAAGGTCCGAGCAACAAATGCGCGAACTTGGCCTCGTCATCGTGGCTGATCCGCTTGTAGTCGCCAACCGGGCCGGACAGTTTGGGGGTAACGGCTTCGGCACCGGCTCGTCGAAGTAGGCTGTGAGCCCGCACCATGGCAAACGTGACGTCGGCGACCTTGTACCCCCAGGTGGTAACCTCGGCAGCTTGTCCGTGCGTCCGGCCGATGCGAAGCGTGTTGCGGTGTTCGAGGGCGTGACCCGCAAGTGCCCGTACCAGTTTGTCCATCCGGCGGTCGATGACGGTCCACGAGTTGGCTATGGCCAACGACATAGCCGAATCGACCAGGTCCGAGCTGGTCATGTTCCGGTGAACCCACCCATGAGCCACGAGGTGCATGTTACGTCGCCACGCGGCCAGGAACGCCATCACGTCGTGACCCGTCGTGGCCTCTTCCTCGGCTACGGCGTCCGGGGTGGGCACCTGAGCCCGTGCCATGGCTTCCGTGGCTTCGGAGGAGGCTCCCTGGGCCTTCGCGGCGGCAATCTCCACCCTAGCCCAGTCGCGATACTTGGCCTGTTCCGACCAGATGGCCGCCATCTCGCGGCCAAGATACCGCTTGGGCACCGGAATTTGGTCGAGCGTGTTCATTGCTGTCCTGTCTTGTCGTCAGCTTCGGTATTGCCGGTTTGCAGGTACTGCACCGTGTCCTCTCGGACCTGTTGGGACGGCTCGCTGTTGTCAAGCTGAGCACACGCCCACTGTGACGCCGCAAACTCAAGCGCGGTAGCTTCCTTGACCACGTCAGCCCTCCTGTGTCAGATATTGCCGGATGTCTGCCAGGTCGGCAGCGGCCTGCTCAAGCTCCGCTGCCGTCTGGTCGGCCTGCTGGCTGAACTCGTCCTCGGTCACGCGTTGCCCAGGTCGTACCACAGGGTGTGGGCGGCTTCCCTGGCGTCGTCGATGGCCTTACGGAGGTTGTCCCGTTGCGTGGTCATCTCCTCCAGGTCGCTGCGGAGCTGGTCCCGCTCGTTCTCCAGGTCGGAGACGTCCCCCCGCAGGTCCCCGATGATGGTGTTGGGGTCCTCTTCCGAGTAGCTGGCCATCAGAAACTCACTCCCATCAGGAAGAACTTGCCGCTGACGCTCTGGTAGATCTTGACCGGGACGCCGTCCACGAACACCTGGTCCGCCGAGGAGGAGCCCACACGGTCCGTGATGTCGAAAGTGTCGCTGAGGTCCGACAGCCACAAGACCTCGGTGTAGTTCTCCCCGGAGTAGTCGCACTTGTTGACGGCCAGCTCGATGTCCCCGGCAGCTTCCTGGATCTTCTCCAGGGCCGCTATCAGGTCGCCGATCCTGGCCGCACGTTCCGACTTGTGCGGCCAGACGTTCGTCTCGGGGTCGATGGAATCCTTGTCGCGCCAGCGACGCTCTGTGGCCACTGCTGCCTCCTAAGCTTAGGGGACCGTCCGGGCTGGACGGTCCCCGTACTACCATTCTACCATGGGGCGTGTAGCTGGTACAAGCTTCCTAGCGTCCGGTGGACCCGAACCCGTTGGAGCCCCTGACCTTGTCCCGGGTGTTGCCCCACTTGGCGTTGAAGCCGAGGGCAGCGGTCGGGAGGAGGATGATCTGCGCGACCCGCTCACCAGCCGCCACCGTGACCGGCTCGGTGCTGAGGTTCTGGCAGCCCGCGAACAGGACCCCGGTGTAGCCGTTGTCGATGATCCCGGTGGACACGAGGAGCTTCCTCGCGCGGAGCGTGGAAGACCGGCCGGTGATCATGCCCCACAGGCCGTCCGGGAGGTCCACGGCCACCCCCGTGGGGACGTCCACGAACTCACCCGGCTGGATGGTGGTGTCCTCCAGAGTGTACAGGTCGTAGCCCGCGTCGTCGTCGTGCCCCCGGGTCGGCAGCTTCGAGTTCACGTTGTACGCCTGGAAGATCAGGTCCCACGAGGGCTTGCTCTCGATGGAGGGAACCCGGCGGACGGACTTCTGCAGCTCGCCCATCAGTTCCGCTCGGCGCTGCAGCCAGTCGGCGACGTCGTACCGAGCGTTGGACGTCTCGGGGCTGACTACCAGTACGTTGGCATCACCGGCCCACCCGCTGATGGCCCAACTGTTGTTGGTCTCGTCGGTGGCGATCACCACGGGGGTGCAGTTGTTGCGGGCACGCTCGACCTCGGCCGGAACCCCGTAGGTCACCACGCCAGAGGGCAGGTACGCAAACAGCGCGTGGGCAGCGTCGAGCGCGAACTCGTTGATCTCGCTGATGAACCCGGCAGGGTCACCCTGACCCGGGATGAAGGCGCCGCCAGGCAGGTAGGTCGACCAGCCGCTCTGGCTCATGGCCTGCTGCAGCTCGCACAGGAACTGAACGTGCTTGTGGTTAGGCTCCGTACCGTAGTCGAGCGGCTGGGCCCAGTACAGGAGCTTGCTCGGGCTATTCATCGGGTTTGACTCCTACCTAGTTGGATGGGCTGCCGGGCGGGGCGATTACCCGCCCGGCAGGGTGTCACGGAGTGTGCAGCTCGGTGTAGACAGTGAACTCAGAGCCCTCGTCGCCGCTGTCCTTCCAATCGGACTCGTCGACGTCCAGGGCCTTGCCTCGGGTGATGAACAGCTCCCCGGGGTACCGCTCGATGGCTTTGCCCACCGCCAGCGCCTCGGCCGATGTCATACCCTGCTCGACCAAGAACGCCAGGAACTTCATCTCGCCCCTGGTCACGGCCACTGCCCGTACTGCCGGATGAATTGGGCCATGGCCGCGTAAATCATCAGGTCACGAAGCGTGTCAACACTGGGCGCGACTCCCCGGATCATGGCGTCGGCCACGCGCTGCATCTTTCCGTATGCATAGACGAAGCAGCCGAGTTCGAGCGCTTCGGCCGGTTCGACCTCGCGCCCCTGGCCTCGGGCGTACAACCTGCCCATGGCCGCCAGCGAATTGGAGCCGTACTCCCTGGCCTTGGCCGCGATGGTGGGAGCCTCGGTGGCTACCAGCTTGGTCCACCACTCGTCGAACTCCACGGGGCTGATGCCCAGTTCCCGCCGTAGTTCCGCCTCGGTCAGGGCTTCCGGCACTCCCACCCTGAGAGGGTTAACCATCGTTCTGTCCAGCATCTCTTGGAGCTTGGCCCGGTTGTCCTCCGCCGGACGGGGGCCGGGACCTCCGCAGGACGGGCAGTTGGGGACTCCGAACACCGGCTCGGTCGGGTGTCTCGGGTCCGTGCATTTGATGCGTTCGGTCATGTTGCCATGCTCCTATCGGAGGAAGATGCCAGTGGCCGGACCGGTGCCCACGAAGTTGACGTGGGTGCCGACGTTGGCCTGAGTGATGCCGACGAGGGACGCCAGCTGACGCGCCGTGTCGTTGTCTACCCGACTGGCGTCGGAAACGCCTGCCAGCTTCGGAATCAGCGTGTCGACCATGGTGAGAGCCAGCTTGACGCCGATGCCGCCGTTGTCCTCGACGGCGTTGCACACCATCTCGTTGTCCCACTCGCCGACGCGGCGAACCTTGTTGGTGACCGTGGTGCGCTCCTCCGGCAGGCCCAGCTCTTCCCAGGTGGTCTCACCCTTGAGGGGACCGGAATTACCGGCCACGCGGATCGGCCGGACACGAGCCGCCAGCCACACCTGGAGCTGGTCGACCGAGTCGTGCCAGGGGCTGAGTCCCGCCATGGCCAGGAAGTCGATGGCCCGGCAGTCGGACGAGGTGCACTGCGGGTACATCCCGGCGTGCGTTCCGAGTCCGTAACCCTGCGTCCCCTCGATCAGGACGGAGTAACCCTGTCGGAGCTGGCCGTACATCCACGGGGCGGAGTCGAAGTCGCCGCCGAACAGCTCGGCCTTGCGCCACACCCGGTCGGCACGAGCGGCGCCGATGCCCTTCGCCGTCGAGCCCAGTCGCTTGACCAGGTCGGATTGCTGCTCGTCGAAGATGTGGTGGGGCTTGAGCAGTGTCGCCGATCGGTCCACGGACAGCCGACTCGACACGTCGTATCCCGCGCGGTCGAGGGCGTCCTTCTCGGCGTCGAGCACGGCCAGGTCGACCTCGGATCCGGCCGCGATCACCAGATGCGCGTTACGGTTGCTGACCGCTGCGACCGGCACGGACCGCAGCTTCCACAGGTGCGCCGTACCGTCGGGGATGGCGACGCCGTCCAGGTTGGTCATGACCACGTGATTGGTCTCGTCCGGCTTGCACCCCGGAGGGCACTTGCCCACTACGGTGTGACCCGCGTTCGGTCCGGCCACGCGGACGGCCACCAGGTGGGCCTCCCGCTGCGACAGCTGGTCAGCAACAGAACCCTTTCCCTCGCTTCCCAGTTGACCGCCAGCCACTACGATGAGCTTTCCGCTCATTCTGTACCGCCTCTCTGTGTTCTGGTACTACACTATTGTACCATGCCCCGCACACCCGGCACAAGCCGGGCTGTCATTTGGCGTTACCCTGACGCACCTGCTTAACCCAGAAATATCCAAGGCACTCGCTGTCCTTTGAGTGACCTCCGTGGCCGTAGCTCTTCCAAGCCCGGAGCGGCATCTGCGGCGGCATGAAGGCCATCGTCTTGTACAGCTTCTTGTGGTGACCAGCAAGATACCGCCGCATTGGCACTGCGGTACGGCGACAGATGTGCTTCATGGCACCGATGAGTTCCGAAGTCTGGAACTCCGACCCGATCTGCTGCCCCATCAGTTCGCCGTAAAGCTGAAATTTCTCGTACACTACCAGATCGATCTTGCCAGCGTCGGTAACCTCGATCAACATGTCGACCATACGGTCCGGCGTGGTCTCCCATGACCGCAGACACTGGTCCCCAGACCAGGTGGTTACTCCCACGTGAATGTCCCCAGGGTCAATGGACGTCCAGCGGTCCGGCAGCAGGTTGGGCAGCGGGAACTCGAGCGGGTCGTTTATCACTGTATCCACCCAAACACGAAGATTACGGTGCCGTCATCTTTTCGGGACGGCATCCAACCAGTTGACTCGTCCGCTTTGACTCGGTACACCGCTTGTTTAATCTGGCTAGGGGGCTCTCCCGGTTTGGGGGCTAGTAGGCTCATCTCTGGGAACACCGGGCAGCAGTATTGAGACGATGGGTGGATTACCCCCGGGTACTCGACCACGGTGCCGTCGAATGGGCCTCCTACCAACTCCGCACGGTCGTTCATCACCACGCCTGCTCTGACGGGATGTGGATGTAACGGAGAGCGTTGCCGTCCGGGGTAAGTCGGATGCTGGCCTGGCCAACCTCTCCCGGGACCATGTCAGGCCGGTAGAGGGCTATCTTGAGATCCGACAGGTTTAGTTCCGCGTTGAACGGGGCGCTAAGGCCCTGGTCCGGAACTGCAATCGCCCCGTCGTGCATAAGGGCCCATCCTGGCAGTTCGTACCGGTCGCCGTCCATCGGCCCACCGATGAACTCGGCCATCTTGCCCGCCAGGTGAAAACCCCAGTTGATGTTGGTCACGGAAGGTTCCTCCAATCCAGGTCCAGGCAGTACGCGGCCTCGACGGCCTTGCCCCAGTGCTCGGCGTCCGGGTGCTGGTAGTCGTAGCAGTTCAGGCACGGGCAACTGAAACCCGCACGGACGACGCGCCGCAGCTGTCCGAACGTATCGAAGTTGCTGGCCGCCACCGCGTCCGCCATCTGCTTTTGGAGGTCCTCCGTGGTGATCTCGATGATCTCGATCTCGTCGCTCATCAGTCGGTTCCTGTCAGGAAGGGGTTCATTTGGTCGCCCCTGCGGGGGTGGTCAGGCCGGTGGATCTTGTGACACTCGCATTCACAGTTGCAGCAGTGCGAACCGCGAGGGCAGTGCCGAGGGCAACCGGCGTGATTGCCCTCGGCACACTCGGAGATCAATCTCGCCACTGTCGCAGTCTCCACCGTCGGGTGCTGTGTCGGCAGCGGTTCCATACCCAGGTTACCGTGCCACACCGGTGACAATACCAGCGCAGACTCATCGCCTACGTCCCGGGCAGTCACCCGCTCGGTGACCCTGCCGGATGGTCTTGCACGCCTGCGGCGGGTGCTGGGTGCAGCTGTTGGCCACTCGGTTTCGAGCAACCAGACCGCACGGCTCCTGAGTGCACGGGCACTCGTCCTCCAGCTGGTGACTGTCCCAGCTCCGGCCGATGTGCATCACGTCGTCCGAAGTTAGCCCCGGACATGTAACGTCCGGCTCGTTCTCCTCGGGATACTCCGCGTACGGGTTCCATAGGTGCTTGTGGTGTACGTCCGGATTCGAGCACTTGACCATCAGTCTGCCTGCGCTGTTGTCAAACATCAGTGCTTGTCCCTCCAGCGATCCGGGGAAATCCCCCAGGTCATCGTGCGGCCTCTGACGTTGAAGTATTTCTGGAACTCACGCTCACCGATGGCTGACACTTGTTCAGCTTCCTTGCGCCCTGCCTCGTCGGCTGTGTGCCTAGTCACCAGGCTGTCGTGTATCTGCAGCAACAGAACGCCAGGCATCTCGCGTTCAACAGCCAGCATCCATTTAACCATCCCCCTCGCCAAATTACCTTGAATCACCTGGTTTACCGCGCTGTTGGTCTTCTCGCTGGGGCTGTACCAGCGTCGCCAGCCATCCAGCATGGTCAGATACCCACACCCGCCCTGCCAGCGGGTGACCTTCTGGGTTGCCTGGTTGGTCAGACGCCGGAACTCAGGGTATTCGGTGAAGAAACTCTCCATTGCGTCCTTGGTGGCCTGCATCGAAATCGGTACGCCGGATGCGGCCTCGATCTGTTCCATCAGTGCCTTGACGCCACCGCCGTACAGGATGCCGAACGTGCCTCGCTTGGCTGCGTTACGCAGGTCGTAGAATTGCGGGTGGTCGGGGTCGACGCCGAACAACGCTTTGGCGTTCATCGCGTGCAGATCGGCCCCGGAGTCGAGGGCGTCCCAGAGCTTGGTACTGCCCGCGATTACGGTAACCACACGCATTTCGCCGGTAGCGAGGTCGTGCTCGTACAGGTCGTACCCGGGCTCATCTCCGATGATGCTCCGGATAGGCTCCGTGTCTTCCGGGATGAGTCGTCCGTGCGGGATGGCCTGGGCCTGCCAGCGGCCCACCGCGAGCCTCCCAGATACCGTCCCGCCCTTTCCGTCGCTGGCCCGGTCGAAATCGCCCTTGGTCTGCTTGTATCGAGTCCGGATACGACCATCCTTGCCGGTGCGCTTGGCCCAACCGGTATACCACTTGGAGTCGGAATTCCGGTTCTTGGTCCAGGCCATGAACTCCTGAGCCCACGGTCGCCCTTCGCTGACCAGTTTTCGCAGCTCGGTCAGGTCCAATTGAGGCTGTCGGGTCTTCTCGGTCCGGCTGGTCGGCTCCAGCCCCATGCCGTTCTTCCCGCCACATTCCGGGCACGACTTCTCGCACACCGTGGGGAACGTCAGATCTTCCGCCCACGGGTCACCGCCACCGGGTGCAGGAACCTGCACATCCGCAGACCGGCTGCACGTCGGGCCGTAGTAGAACCGTTTGGCCTGCGCGATCTTGGAGGGATCGAACGGCATCACAGCTGCGATCTTGCGGTTGCGGACGCGAAGCTTCGCACCCTCGGCCAGCGACCGATCTACCGCGTAGTAGACGCCTCGACGCTCCATGCGGTAGAGCGTGGTCCGAAGCTCCATCTCGTCCTTGACCAGATCCCAGAACTTGGGCAGTACCTCGCCGTTGTCAGCGCACGCCAGCTGATATTCCTTGAGACGCGCGGTCAGCTGGGTGTCTTTGGCCGCGTACTTTGACATCGCTCCGGCCCAGACGAGCAGATCGTATCGCTTGGTCATCTGAACGCCGACCTTGGAAAGCTCGTCTTTCAGTTCCTCGGCCTCGGTGCCCTCGTCTTCACCCCACAGCCGCTTAGCTGTTTTCTTGAGGGCAGCCGGTTCGAGCGGGTCGATGAGCTGTTTCTGAATGACCAGGGTGCACCAGATGGCGCGACGCCGAGTAGCCGGGTTGACCGGCGGCTCCAACGTAGGTTCCATCATGTTGAGCCGCTGGGGTTTGTTCAATTCCCAGGTACCCGGCTCACTGTCAGGGTCCCACGCCCCCCAGCCGTCCCAGATTTCGGGGTTGCTCCCTGCACCCGCGCGCAGACCGGCTGCGAACATCGGCATATCGTGGATCGAGTTGTGCATGGTCAGGTTGTCGCGTCGGTCGAGCCATGCGATCAACTTCGCGTACTCGGTAGCGGGCAGGTTGGGTGCCGCGTCCGCCATGGTGATATCGCGGCCGAGGACCTTCGACATAGCGGCCAGGATGCGGTCCTGCTCGGCCTGGTCGATGATGGCGAATTCGGCATGACCTGTCTCCGGGTCAACGGTCGGCTTGCCCGGCTTGCCGATGAGCGGCCCCTGATCGAACGGCCACGCGAAGTCGAGCAGTTCGTTGGTCTCGGGGTCGCGGAAGCTGAGCGACACCACCGAAATTCGGGCCTCAGGCTGCGGCGGATTGTTTCCCGATTTGAACGGCTCACCGTCTCGAAAAAGGCCGGACGCTAAGAGCCCTCCGTGTCGACGCTAACGTCCCACCCCGAGGGGAGTTCCGGCAGCTCGACGTCACCTACGCGGGTGAATTGGAGAGTCATTGGCATCACCTACTTTCGTGTGAGGGCACGCGCCGTAGGCGTGCTTAGCGAAGTTGCAGTTGTGGCACAGAGTTTGGAACCCCTCAGGGTACCCGTTCTTGTTTAGCCACCGGTAGGTTACCAGAGATCCGCCGCTAGAAGCTTTACCCCTGATCTCCTCCCGGTGTACGTTACCATCATTGTTTACATGGTCTATGCAGAGAAATTCCTCATGGCTTTCTCCGCAACAAGCGCACAATAGCCCGTATGCGTCCAACGCTGCCTTGCGGTACCGATAATGACGGTATTTGGCACCTCGGCGCATGTTAGCTTTTATGGACTCATGCTGCTCGGTGGTCATCTGTGACCTGCGCCACGTGGCTACGTTTTCTCGGTTGCAAACACGGCACACCCAAACCTTGCCGTTGTGGTACGCGTTCTCCTCGGTGCGAGGGTGTCCTTTCTGGCACTCTTGGTCCGGCGTTACCCCGCAGTAACACGATTTAGCCCGCTGGCCCCGCCAGACGTGCTCGTGTTGTTCTGTGGTCATACCCCCTATTTTATCATACGGGGGACTCTGTGTCAACTACATGCGTTTAGCCGAAGATCGTCACGAAGATCAGCCCGAGGACGGCCACCAGGCCGATCACGGCCAGCCCGAGTACCATGAAGCTGTCGGCCAGCGAGGCCAGCACCTTGGCCACGGCCTGGGCCTGCTGCAGGGCGGAAGGTCGAGCGGGCTGGTTGATGACGGGCCCAGGAACTCCGGGGCCGGTGCGTATCAGGGTCATTTCATCCACCTATGAATTGGGGGCACTATTCAAGTTGATGAATAGCGCCCCCAGTAAAACACGTCAAATAAACCTGACGCAAGTCCTACGGTGTCACCCGAACAGGTGATGCCAGGCCAGCGCGGTGCCGATCGTAAGGAACCCGATGGATGCCAGCAGCGAGACTGCCAGTACGGCCAGGAACCCGGCAACGTTCTTGACGCCGGTCCAGACCTTGTTGGTGGGGGGATTGAAGGTAGCGCATCCGCCGCAGCAGGCGCACCTCGGGCTAATCTGGACCAGAGGCTCGGCTACCTCGGTCATGGTGGTCATGGGTTCACTCTCCGGGTGTGGGTGCTGAACTTGCTGATGTGACGGGTGAGCGGGCTTTGACGCCACCGCAGATTATTGGCCCTGCTGTCCGCTATGTATACCCTGCCGTTGTCTTCAACGGTCCTTACCAACCTACCTATGCCCTGGGCCAGGGTCTGCAGCATCGAGTCTGCATAGACCTGCCGACCGTGGATCTTCTCGATAGCCTTAACCTCGAGGGTTGGCACCCCCCACGGAAGCCGGTAGATGATCACCTGCCGGAGTGCATGGCCGGGAACGTCTACGCCGGTCCACATCGAGGTCACTCCGCCCATCACCGCGTGGCCGTGCTTCTTGAACTGCTCCAGGCACTTGGCGGTGTCTTGCGGGTCGGACGACTGAGCGAATACCGGGACGTTATGCTTGAGACCCTTGGCCACGTGCGGCATCACCTCGTTCAGGTCCTTCCACGAGGTGAACAGAATCAGGGTGCCGCCCCCGCCGTTCTCGTGCGACCGGCCGCACATGTCGTTGACAGCCGCGACAGTTTCTTGCACTCGGTCCCAAGCCACCTTGGGGTCATTGCCTCGGTGACGGCTGATGGCCAGCGTGGACCGCGAGAAGTCGAACGGAGTACCGACGTCCTCCAGTTCGGCGGTAGGGGTGCCCATCCGGCGCGGCAGGGTCTGCGGAACGGTCCCCGACACCAGCAGCGACGGCTGCTTGTTCAGGATGTCGCGGAAGATGAACGAGGAGTCGACGCACGTGGTGTTCAGTGCAGGTGCCAGATCTTTGGACCCTTCGACACTTTCCATGGTGATGGTGCTGATGAACCGGCCTTCGGCCTCGTCGGCGTCCGCGAAGTCGAGGAATCGCTGCTGAGCCCGCATTTGTTTCTTGAGAACTCGGGCCAGCGCATGGTCCTTCTCCTCGACCGCCCAATCGAGCTGACGTTCGAGGGCATTCACGGCCTCGGCCGCCACCTTGACGATGTCGGCCAGCCGGGGGTCCTCGGTGTCAATGGCCATCTCGCGGTGAAACTCGTTCAGATCCTTGGTGACGACATCGACCCACGCCGACAGTCCCTCCACCTCACGGAACACGGCGCTGTTGCGCTTGATCTGGTCCGACATGCACGACCGGCCCACATCGTCCAGCGCGTGCGCCTCGTCCACGAACAGGGCACCGAACTCGGGCAGGAGGCCAACGGCCCCGTTGGTGAACCCGAGAACGCGCCAATCCCAGACCAGCATGTGTCCGTTGGTGATGATGACCTCGGCCTCAGCGGCTCGCTTGCGCGCGATCTGAACGGCGCACTTGTCGCCCATCTTGTCGTCGCAGTCGCCGGAGCAACCCCACGAGTTGTCAAGGCCGTGTTGGGCCCATTCCAGCTTGCCGCCCTCGACCAACTTGTCGAAGGTGGCGATGGGGTCGCGCTCCTGCGACATTTGGAAAGACGCGGTGCACAGGTAGCGGTTCCGGCCCTTGAGATACTCGAACCGGCCCCCGGTCGTCTTGGAGATCTTGGGGGCGTCCTGTTCGACGTACTGGTTGATGAGATTGTTGGTAGGACACACGATCACCGAGGGCTTGCGATCTGCGGAGGTCCTGGCAGCTTCCAGAGCGGTGCACAACAAGGCGTATGACTTGCCTGTCCCGGTACCGGCCTGCACGTAGGTTGCTTCACCGTCTGCCAACACTTCTCGGGCAAACTGTACAAGCTTGGTCTGTTGGGGCCGAGGAGACAAGCCCATCGATTTCAAAGCGTCTTCGAAGATGTTCTCTCCGAACTTCACTGCAACTCCGATCGTTCGTTTCGTTTGTGGCGCGGCCCAAAACCGGGGCCGAACGGCTGACGTATCTTCTACCATTCTACACTGTCTGACCCCGTCCGGTCAAGCCGGACGGAGCGTTGTTTAATAGTCGGGATAGCTGTCCCACTGGGGGTGGTTGGCGTGCCACGGCGGGAGGGCCGAGAGGGGGTCTTCCTGGGCCTGGGAGCCCTGGGGTGGCCCTGGGGCCCCCGGAGCGGCTCCCATGTTCTCCGTGGTGCCCTCCTGCGTCACGGCGGGGCCCTCCTGCTCCAGTGCCGCCAGGAGGGCCCGCGTGCTGGCCAGTGCGGTATCTACCGCGTCTGCCAGGTTTCTTATCGCTTGTGTTACTTCCGGGTTGATCTTGATGACCACGTCAACAGTGCGGAGACGATCGGCCATCAGGCGTCGGCCTCGACGTCCGTGTCGATGTCCACCAGGACGTTATCCTTACCCATGTACCGGGCGTGAATGCAGAAGCCTTCACCGTTCTCGGCCTTGCGGCTCGTCATCTCGAAGCCAGCCCAGTAGGACTGCTCACGCAGACGACGCCGGACGACGCCAGCGGACTTGATGCTGGTGTGACCTTCGCTGATCACGGCCCACTGGCCAGGGTGGTCGGTACGAAGCTTCTCGGCCAGCTCGCGGCGGTGACGCGCCAGCTCGGTCGAGTTCACCTCCGCACTGTTGAGCGGTCGGGGGTTACTGAACTGGATCTCGTCGCTTCCCATTTTGCTGTATCCTTCTGGCAAGAGTGTGTGCCGAGGATGGCACAGTGCACGGTGTTCCCATTGTACTATGTGGGGGCCGATCGAGTCAATGTATCTTGACCGACTGCCCTAAAGTTCATCAACTGGCTCCCCGCGCAGAGCCCGCAACACCTGGTCCTTGTAGTACACTTTGAGGATTCGCCTTGCGGCGGCTTGCTGCTCCTGCATTTCACGATACTGAGCGGCGTGAGCTTCCCTTAGTTCCAACTCGGCTTTCAAGGCATCCGCTCTGATTTGAGCTGCCAATTCGGCTCGTCGCATCTTCTCGTCACTACTCATGGCACCATTCTACCATACAGATACCTCCAGGAGGAACACCACTGCCGGAGAGACGCCGGGCCCCCCGGGGCCAGATAGACTGGCTAGCCAGTATGGGTGGGCGTAAAAAAAGAATTCACAGAGGGTGTTCCGGTGTTCCTATATATCTCTCACCCCCTCTGACCGGCCAGAAGACAGGAACACCTATAGTGTTCCGAGTAGTGTTCCTATATAAAAAAAGGGGTGTTCCCGGGGGGTTCCACGGGGGTAGTTGTGTGTATACAGTGTTGGTACGTTTTCTGTTTATTCTGTTTATGAGGAACACCAGGAACGCCCTGCGGAGCACCCCCGGGGTGTCCCCTCGCGGGGTATATTGTTGTACTGTTCCTGAGACCCCGCCAGCGGCCGGTGTTCCCGGCTCTTGACACGCCGCTGCCCCCTCTGGATGTACTCGGAGGGGGCAGTGTTCCCGGCTCTTAACGTTAGTTGAGGCTGCTCCGGTCGATGATCACGGCCTGAGCACGAGTAAGCTTGCTGGGGTCGCGAACTTCCTCGGCCCCCACCTCGATGTTGACTCGGGTGAGGATCGATTGGGCAATGTGGTTCGGCAGACGCCTGTAGCGAGCTTTCGACCTCTTGACACCGGAGTCCGAGTTGGCTCGGTCGATCTCCATCATCGTCCAGTCAACGCCGCGTTCACCTGCCTTACCTCCGACCATGCCGAGGCGGGCAGCCTGGTCTTCAAGAGCAGCCGCCGTTTCCGTGCGATCCGACACCTTGCCTCGGCGGTGCTGGTTCCACCACACCGCCAAATTCTCGGTGTGCACCCAGATGTGGTCGGCCTGATCCGCACTACCTGGAGCCGGTCCAATCAGTACCGGCGTCGGTACCCCGTAATGAGGAGCCCTGTCGGCACGGATCGGCCTGGCCATCGGCCCGATTACCGTCAACACCTCGGGAATCAGCTTCATGGTGAGAGCGTTCTCATCGCCCGTGTCCTTGACACCCGTTGACCATTCGTCCACTCGCTTGATGTGGGTATCGTCTCCGGTGATGTCGGCCAAGATCCTGGCTCCCACCCGCATCACGGCCATCTTGTCGGCATGACGCCCAGAGCTGGCCGAGTTGGATCGCGTGCGCAGTTCAGAGAACTCGGGCAGCCTGGCCTCAGCGTACTTGAGGATTAGCTGCACCAACGCCCCTGAGAAGACGGTCAGACCCTCGCTGGTGTTATACCGGTCCATCATGTCGAGGACGTCGTCCCACTGGGGCTTGCTCGGGTCCTTCTTGGATTTACGTCCCTTGGGGTTGGGCAGCCCCATGGTTACGATTCGGTCGGACAAGGCTTTGTCTTCCAGCAGGCTAGAACCTTCCATAGAGATCCAAACCGGTGCCAGCAGCCGTGACTTTACTGTGGACAGTTTGTCCTCGCCGACCTTATCCGCCGCACCTTCGACCGTGGCCTGACGCAACAGCTCCTTGATGTTGTCCACGTTGTCTGCGTCGTCAATGTGGACAGGAGCACCTCGATGGGCTGTCATCGCGTTGCGGATGCTAGCCATGGTGCCGATGCCGCCCTCTTTGGTGCGGTTGCCGAACAGCTGGTGGATGAGTTGCGCGAACCCCTTGGACTTGCCCGACTCGCTGGCTGCCTGCACTAGGAAAATCGGGAACAGCGACGACTTGCGCACGAGCTGGCCCTTAATGACACCAGCCACCATCCACGAAGTGAACACCGAGGTGAACGTCTCATCGTGGAACGTCAACACTTCGCGAAGCACCGACCTGGTCTCGTGCTCCGGCCGAGCGTGGCCGTAGAAATGGTCAACCAGGTTATTGTTGGCCAAACTGCGTGATGGCCGTACCTTCGGGTTGATTGTGATGTTGTCCTTGGTGATGACCCCTTCGTAAGTAACGAACCCGGCGGCTTGGTCGTCCCAGCCGAGGTGATCGATGACCCGGCAATCGACCGGGTTCTGTGATCTCATGAATCGCTGCAGCCGTACGCCCGGTGATCCGTGAGCGTCCCGGTCGTCAGTGAAGAACAGCGAACACTGATAGCCAGCCGCCCACGCCCGGAGAGCCGACGTGCTGATCAGAGTCTTTGACGGAAGGTCGATGTCACCGAAGATCACGCCATCATCTCGGAGCAGATCAACCACCCAGATGGTCTCTCCGTTCGAGGTGTTGACGCTGGTGGCTGTGACCTCGAAGTCGCTGAAAGTTACGATCTCGACTTCCTTGCCCTTCTTGGACACGAAGTCACGCCGGGTAGCATACCCGATCTTTCCGTCAGTGCGAGGGAACAGACCTCCCGGAGCCATCGACATGGGATTGCCGTAGTTCTCGGCCGGAGACTCGTCGGCCTGCGGTTCCGCTGCGCTGATATCAGGTGGCCTGAACCCTTTGTTAGCGCGTTCCTCGGAATCCAGCCGCCAAATGCGGTTGAGTTTCTCCAGCACGACATTACGACCGATGGGCTGGTCCGACATGGCGTCGATGGCCACAGCCAATTCAGCTGCGTCGTCTCGGGTAAGACCGTCCTTCCCGTGGGCGACGGCCGACAGTTTACCAATCAGTTGGGTTACCCAGTTGTCTCCGCGACCTGCATCATCGGACGGCAGCCTGGCCAGGTCGGCGATGGTGACTCGCGGTTTACCATTTTGAGACCAGGGCAGATTTTCCTTCCGCAAGCACTCAGGGGCATCAAGCAACTCGCCGTCAACCCACTTGTAGTCAAGGCCGCTACGGTGACGCGAAGGAGGTAGAACTACACCCCCACCATCGCCCCGAAAGTCGTAACCCATCGAGTTGTCGGAGTGTCCAGGCCACGGACGGTTGTCGTTGTCGGCGATCCGAAAATGAAGATGGAACTTGGTGCCGCCGTCTCGACCGGTACTGACCTTGAGCGCACGGTCGAAAATGTCGTCGCCGATCAGCTCACGCCACTTGTCAACAGCATCGTTGCCGTCGAGGTCGAGGACAACGCGCTTGGACACCTGGCCCGTGGCTACCCACAAACCTTGAGCCGGGAACGTAGAAGTGTCGAAGACGCGAGCAAGATCCGGCCACGTGGGGCGGCCAATCTTGATCCAATCTTCGCCCCACTGAATCCCCGACTGTCCGGGGTGTTTGTTGCCCAAGTTGAGGGGAAACACCTGCAGCCCCTGTTCGGCGTACAGTCTCCACTGTTCCGTGAACTTGGTGACTTGAACCGAAGCCGCTTGCGCCCCTGACCCGTCTACTGTATTCTGGGACACGCGTATCCCTCCCCGGGTGGCTAGCAGTATGGCCGCTGCTTCACCCGATAGCGGTGCTATTGACGCCCCCGGTGATTACTGTGAGGTACCCCGGGGGCGTCGCTGTGTTATCAAGCTTTCTCGCTAGTGGTTACCCGGAGACCCTATCGTACCACGAGATGCGGCTCTCGCACAACGATACTACAATCTTAGCGGACTGCTTGCGGATACCGCGACGCTCCGTGGCCCCTGGGAGCGCCTCTCTCCCCCACCCCGGTACTCGGTGCCCAGCACAGGGGGAGAGGTCGCGGGAGACCCCCTCCCGCGTCGCGGCGGTACCAGCGCGCCCCCTGGCCCTGGTGCGGGCGGAGGGGGCGCGCTGGAGAGGGCTGGAGTCACTCAGGGTCGGCAGAACCGCCCTCCCGGATTTCCGGGAAATTGCGATTGAATTCGTTGATCAGGTGTTCGACCTCATCCGGGCTTACCGGCTTGATGACCCTTAGCAGTCGTTGATCGGGAGTCGGCTTGGGCATCAGGTTGAACCTCTCTTCTGAGGTCAGCGCGTGCCGCGTCTGGGTGAGAGTGTCCGGCCGATCTACCCTGACGGCATCTTCCTGACGACTGTAACCCCAACCGGCCCTTCGAAAATGTCTCATCGCGAGATCTATCACCTTGGACTCCAAGGACGATATCAGCACGCCGTTGAGGGTGTACCTGACGCCGATACACACGACAACCGACCGGCCGAACACCGCCTCTACCTCCTGGAACACCTTGGACAACACTGGGGCAGACTCGATGATGGAACGAGAGTACGTCATGCCCTTAGTAAAACACTCCTGTTGCGCAGCCGTCAATTACCCTGTTCGCTCGGGCCAATGCCAGGTCCGGCTCTGCTTGGTGACCTCGTCGTGACACACCGCGCGTAGGCTTACGCACTTGGTCGGCAGCATCACGTGCAACGCCACCCACTCGGACCCCTCGACGCTTGGAATGATCTCTTCGTCGGGAAGGAAATTACCCTCTTCCCAAATTCGAGTGATCACTGCGGCTCGGCAGTGCGTTTCTCTGACCTGAATGTCGGTGTCCACAAAGTGGACCATGCGGCCTACGCTCGGTGTCATCGGTTCCACATTCCCGAAGCGATCTCGATGGCCAGGTCGTACAGCATTTTGCGCTCCACCTCGGCGTCGTACCGATCCTTCTTTTCCTTGTCATTCATGTCCGGACTCATCTCCTGGCACCTGAACCAGAAGTCAAGCGTCGTCTCCCAGCAGTCCAGTTCCATGGGGTGGTAGTCTCCGTGCAGGAGGCAATACCCCGTCGCGGTGTCGGTCTTCATAGTTCATTCCTCGTCGTGCTCAGTGACGGCTCTGCGCAGTATGTCCTGACAGTGGGTGGTGGCCGTGCGGATCTCCAGGATATCAGCCCGCTCGTTCCAGTACTTAACCCGCTCCGCCAATTCTTCAAACAAGCCCCGACGTTTCTTTGCCCACTGCGTCAGGCGCCGGTTTTGACTTTCCAGGTCGGATACCCGACTTTCCAGCTGCGCTAGTTGTTCCAGCCCCAGCCTAAGCCGAGTGGCCTCGTAGCTACTGAGCTTGTCCCGTTCTGCTCGGTCGGCCAGCGCCCTCATTTGCTCCATGGTTACCGGCACGTTTTCCCGTGCGCTTGGCTCTTCCCAACCATCCGCCCACGGCCTAGCCTTCTTGGGCACCGAGCGCCTCCTTGCGACGCTTGCTGATGATCTCGCCCATCTTGTGCATGTCCACCGGGACGGCCCCCGACCGTATTGCCAAAACGCGTTTGGTCGGTACGATGTCGTAGTGCCAGGTGACGCCGTCCTTGTTCTGGAACCATGACCGCTTAAGCCCGATCAACTCGGCCATTTCGTGCAGCTCGTCCATAGTGTCAGCGGTCATGTGACACCATTTGGCGTGACCCAACAGCTGTTTGACCGTGTCCCCGTAGTCCACGATTTCGTCAACGTATACCACCATGTTGATGCCTCCAAACACGGCCGTGGCCGCCGTCTCCGGGGGGAAGAGAGCGGCGGCCACGGCGTCAAGGGGTGGTGGAACCTCAGAAAAGCGGTTCCTCGGTCGAGCCGCCGGTCACGGTGTCGGCACCGGGAGCCTCAGCGGGGTCGATCTTGCGCGGGCTGACGCCCAGGGTCTTGAGGGTCTCGTCGTCCGTGCCGGTCGGGCCGTCCTTGGGCAGCAGGCTCTCCAGGTTGTTGGACAGCTCGCCCATCCGGGCACCCTGGCCGATGATCTGGTGGCCGACGACGCCCCGGACCTGACGGCCGATCAGGTCGTCGGTGTTCGTGGTGGTCGGGACCTCGAAGGCCGCGAAAACGGACTTGAGCCGGAAGAACGCGGCCTCGCTGAGCGAGGTGTTCTCGTAGAACCGGCGACCGGCGTTCTTCTGGCCCTCGGGGACGTCGAACCTCCACGACCAGTACGGCCCCTTCTGGCCCTCCTTGACGGTGACCTCGACGAGCTGCAGGAGATAGACCCCCGGGTCGAGGAGGGCGAACCCGTCCTCGGCGTTGTTGACCTTCTCGGCGATGGTTTCGTTGAGCTGAGGCATTGACTGCGCTCCCTGATGTGTGCTAAACTTGGCTTGACGGATGTTTTCTGCCCGACTGTCCCCGGGCCGGGGTTGTTCTACCATCCTACCATGCCGTGTGTTCTGTGCACAATTACTGCACGTTACCGGTTAGGTAGAAGAGATCGCCGCGTTGGCGTTGGTACGAGCGCGGTAGGCTTCCTGGTACGGGTCCCCGGGAACGTCGCCGTCCTCGTTGACGTACTGCACGACCCTGTCGAACGTGGGGTTGACGAACGTGGACGGGAACACCCCGTACCGGTCCTTGCCACGGAATCGACCGGTGGGCACGGTGCTGGCCACGAACCTGGACAGGTCGCCGTCCTCGGTGTCCTCCTGACGGGTGCAGAACACCGCGTCGACGTAACCGATCAGGTCGGTGGAGAACGCCGGAGTAAGCGCCGGTCGGTAGAACACGCCGCCCGCGTCGTTGTCGACTTCCCGCTTGTCCAGGCAGACGAACGCCACATGGCACGGAAGGTCACGGAGACGACGGGCGACCCGTCGACACATCTCCGTCATCTTGCCCTGCTCCTTGATGTCCACCTCGAACGGGTCCACGATCATGGTAGCCGCTCGCTTGGCGTTGCGCGTGTCCACGATGTCTTCGATGAACCGCTTCTGCAGCTCGGTGAACGAGTCGATGATGATGCCGACCAGCCGGTCCGCCGGATCGAGGTCGCCAGCCGCCAACTGCTCGGCTTCCTTGATCAGCTTGGCTTCCATCTGACCGGTGAGCTTGTTCATGGCGTCGAAGTTGGAAACCGGGTACGGGTGGATGTTCTCCACCGGTACGCCCATTCGCCGCAGGGGCCTCTTCTTGAGACCCGACTCGCAGTCGATGGCAACCACGTGGCCGCTCAGCTTGGCCATGTGAGCCGCATCGGTGCTCTTACCGGAACCGCCAGGCCCGAAATACAGGGCGTTGACGTATTCCTCCGTATCCGCCAGAGACGGAAGTGCCATTGTTTGATTCTCCTTCATCCTGCAAGACACCGGTATTTCTACCGGCCGCGTGCGGTAAGGGAACGTCGAATCCCTACCCAAGTGTACTAGCCTGGGTGCGAACCTGCTACCGCCGTTCCGACCCCTGATCAGGGGGTCAGTCCAAGAGACCTCTGCAGCGGTCTCCGTGGTGTGGACGGGATTCGAACCCGCGCCTCCGATGCCTCGGTGCTCTGCCATTGAGCTACACACCCGTCAAGTGCCCTCGACGTTTACCATTTCCTGCTGGTTAGGCTAGGAAACTTTGACGACCGGTAGAGATGAACACCAACTCCGTCGAGTGGGGATCGATTAGGAGACTTTTACAGTGCCACCTCTACCAGCGCCGTGGACAGGTGAGGACTTGAACCTCGTCGGCCCGATCGCCAGCTCCCGTGTTTGCAACACGTCGACTGAGACCGTCCTTTGCCTGATGGCCCGACCTACTGGGCCCTGCCCTTGATTGAGTTGTTTTGACGTGGCGGCTCCGGTGTCGTACCGACTTTGACGTCGGGCCGGAGCCGCCATCGGGCGACTTTCTTGCACCACCCGGCAAGGCCAATCCGGGTCCCGGGGCCGGTCTGCCTAAACAAACCACCCGGTGCGTGATGTGAACGGGATTCGAACCCGCATCCCCGATGCCTCGGTGCTCTTGCCGTTGAGCTATCACATCGGCCGGATGCCTCCGGCTTTTACCATGCCCGCGTGTTAGGCTGGGCAGTCTGTGTCAGTGCGGGTGGCCGTCCTCGCGGGCGGGCTGGTCCTCCCACTGCGGCGGGGCCTCGTCGTCGGTCTCCTCGTGCTCGTCGCCCTTGACGATGCTGCCGGTGATCTTGAGCTTCATCGACTACCCCAATTCCCGAGGACCCTGTGCCCTCGTTCTGCGCCCATTCTATCATGGGAGGGGTTGCTCTGTCTACCCCTGCTGTCAGCCGGTCTTGGTGAGCGTCTTGCCCACCTCAGGCGCGGTCTCCAGCGCCTTGCGGATCGCGGCCTCGCGCCGCTTGGTCACCGCGATGTTCCAGCGCGCCGAGTAGATATTGACGCACTTCGAGCAGTTGTCCGGGCTGTGCCGGTCACCGCAAACGCGCTTCTTCCACGCCTTGCCGTTCCGGCGGTTGGAGTTGCTACCGGTCTCGACCAGCTTCTTCGCGGGTGCGGCCTTCTGCAGCGAATTCGCCATTGCTAATCCCCTCGTCGTGTCCTGTGCCCCTATTGTACCACGGGGGGTGTTGTGCTGTCTAGTGTGGACTCGACAGGATTCGAACCTGCAACCGCCGAGGTGGTGCCTCGGTCAACCAGCGTCTACCAATTCCGCCACGAGTCCCGCTATTAAATTATGCCTTTGTGTAGTTGGTTTACCGGTCCACCGAGCACCACCGTCCCCACGTAAAATGCTCGGTGGACCAGACCTCGGGCAGGGACCCCGTTACCCGAGGGGCGGGAGTCACTCGACGGGGGGGACGAGATCTTCCCTGCTAGTGGACGGTGGCGCGCACAACCGGGGGTCTGCGTGGTCGTATCAGGAATCGAACCTGCATTGCCCTACGCTGGTCCTTCAACGATTTCCCGGGTTAGTTGGGCTCGGGTGGCTTACCATTAGCCGAAACGACCTCGGTATTTAATTAGCTCCGGTCCTGCCTCAAGGGAGAACGGACGGAAAACCCTTGAGGCAGGACCGGACCGGCTGCTCGCGGTTTGGTAGCCAGAGACTTGCCCTACCGCGAACTCAGGGGCACCGAACCCCAGTGGCGGCCAGAGGAATCGAACCTCCACTTGAGACCCCAACGGGGAGAGAGTCTCGTGATCTCGATGCTGGCGTTTCAGGTGGGGTTCAGGGGGCCCCAACGCCTTGATCGAACCAGACAACCGCCTTGCTTTTCGGAAAACCGGCCGGAACGCCATCATCGCCGTTCGAAACGTCCGGCCGGTCCCCCTTCGCACCCTTCTAGGGTACCATACCGTTTGCCTGGCTGTCAATCCCTCCGGGACGCCAGCCGCGCACCTCCTTGGCAGCAGCTCTCCAACCGTCCTGCCACTCGCCGTATCCATCCTGGTTGAACCGACTGAACAGCATCTCGGCCGCTCCGTCCACCGCCTCGGCCTGCCCGCTGGCGAAAGCCCGGTTCAGTTCCTCCGCCACCGCCTCAGCGATACGCTTGGTCTTGAACTGCAGAACCGAGATCTTAACGGTCTTGCCGTTCTCGTCCACAATGTCTATGGGGTGGGTTGCCCCACGAGCATTGACCTGATACTGTCTCACTCGCTCATCCTCCGGTCTGTCCGTTCTGTGCCCTATTGTACCATGCGGGTTGTCCCGGCAGCAAGTAGGGCGGATCAAGACGCGAGAGCCCAGGCTTCGTTGTCGGGAACTGCCCACACCGGATACCGGCCTCGCCGATAAATCAGGGTGGGCACACCGGATTTGACCGATCGGTGAATGCAGTCCCAGGTACCGTTGGAATGCTCCTGCCACACAAACCCAAGCGTGGCGAGGGGATGCTCGTCAACCATCCGCTGGTTGCGGTAGTTACCTTGAGCAGGACAGAAGTCGGACACACCGTTCCAACGGCGGTGCCTCGGGGTGCAGGTCGGCAAGCACGGGTCCGACCACCGAGCCTCTACTCGCTTGACCCGAACGCCTTCGTAGTACCGGTTCACCGCCCAGCCGTCCGCCAAGTTGTCGGCTCCGCTACGGTTCTTCCCGTGCATCACCGTCATTAACGTGAACGGACCAGCCACTACCAGCGAGCAGTACGCTTCCCACAACGCGTTGTCCAACATGCCAGGGTCAGCCCACGTCCTGCTGCCGGTAACCAGTATTAGTGCTTCGCTCACGGTTCAGACCCCCTCACGGGTCAGTGTCGGGTGTGATCGATCTCCCAACCGGTGTCGAGCAGGAACCGCTCTTCCCGGTCGTCCCCCAGCTTACGGCCGGTGAGGCACGCCTCGCGCATCGAGCACATGCGCTTGCAGCGCTCGGCGTCCGGGTGTCGGGTGTGCTTGTTCGCCTTGGAATGCAGGTACCTGGCCGTTTCCAAGGTCTCCTGCAACAGCGTGCGGACCTCCTGGTCTGTGCGGTTGGTGGGGACTCGGGCGAACCTACCATCGATCGGCTGCGGCTTAGGCTGGGCACCCGGCTTGAGGCCAGCGGCCTTGTCGGCGTGCCATTGAGCCACGACGTCCGGATGATCACCCTTGTTCCGGGTGGTCCGCACGCCGTTGTACAGGCAGGCAAAGATGTTCTTGTCGAGCAGATTCAAGGCACCTTTGTATACGCCGAACTGATCGTGGAAGTCGAGATCCTGGGTGTCCCCCGGCAAGTTGGCTGCACTGTTGTGGGTCATCACGCCGTTAACCGCAAACAGGCTATCAGCGGCTCGGACTTCCAAGTCGGTACACGCTCTCTCGCCTATCGGTTCAACACTTACTACCGACAGCCGTTCTTGCAGAGAAGCCTTAGACCGCTTCCACCGACTTAGTTTTTCCTCATGATGGTACGGTGCGGGGAAGTCACTCGGAAACCGCATTTTGACTTCCCAGTTGGGGGCACCTACGCCGCCTTGATACTTTGGTCCCTTGTTACACCAAACGGTTGCCACCCCGCCCAGTGATTCAACCAGCTTTATTACATCATTGGCCAGCTGCTTGGAACCTGTCTGGTACAACGGGACACCCTTACGGTGAGATCCGTCCGTATCCATCAGTCCACGAAGCAGCTCCAAGCGCTGATTAAATGACCCCAGCAGGTATCCGGACGGGATGAACTTATGGGGGCCATCCGACCCGTGCAGTCCCAGAGACTTTACCACGTCCCCTAGGGTTCCTGCCAGTCGGTACGTGTCCGCTTTGGTCGGGTGTTTGTACACGCCGGACACGTAGCTGCCCTCGGGCAAAGCAGCTTTAACCCGAGCCACGGTCCCCGGGTGATTCTTAGTGAATGTTACGGGCAGAGAAGTGAACCCGCCGTCCCCCAACAGCGCTCCTAGCAAGTAGGGGTCTAGTTGGAAAGTGCGTTCCGGCCGGTCGGACCTCGGAGACTGCAACATCCGGTAGGTCACTCCGGAAGCAACGTTAGCAGCCATTTCGGCTGTAGTGATCTCTTCACGCACATACCGGCCGGTATGCACTGACCTGTCTACGGGCCACACGTGGTCTCCGGAACACACTACTTCAATCCCGTTTCGCAGAGTGACCAGGTAACAGTCAAGCTGAATGCTGCGGCTAGCTGCGACAACCTCAGTCCAGGTCCCATCGGATGACAGCACCAGGTCTCCAGCCGTTACGTCGCCGATGCGTGTCTTACCGGAGAACGTCTGTATGGGCGTATCGTCACTCAGGCACTTGTGATCCCACACCCAGCGGCGACCGGTCATCCGATGTTCGGCCACCAGGTCAACGCCGCCCTTGAGGGTGAATCCGGACAGCCGACCGCTGGCCGTCCTGAGCGGTACTTCGAACCGGTATTCGACCGCGAGGATCTTCCATTCCTCATCGACGCCGTAATGTTCGACGTACCCTTCGAACATCCACCTTACCAGATCGATGGTGTCAGGGTCCTTGCCGGTGGCGGCCAGATCGGCGAACACCTGGTCAACCGACGACATGGCCACGGCCTTGTTGCCCGGAACCCGTAGCAATGATCGGTACCAGGTCTCCAACACGAGGTGGAACATGGACCCCTTGGCGAGAGGGCCGGTTCCGTCGTTCTCCTTGGTCCACCTTTGGGCGTATGTCCTCCAGTGATAGTGGGGGCACATCCTACCGCGTTGGATCTCGGAGTAGCTAACCGTTACTGTCGACACTGTCGTCCTTCGTTAGATGTGGGCACGTTCCGCCGTTAAGATGCTTACCCAGAGTTCGCTTGTTCACGACAGCCGACCAGCAAGCTTGGCCTGCAGCTTCGGGCTGTCAACCAGCTCGGCAAGAGCATCGTCCCGAGACTTGGTGCCGGAGGTTACCTCCTGCTGCAAACGGCTCAGAAGCTTGGCGTCGTGACCGGGCCGGAACCGTCCTCCGCAAGTCTCCCCGCAGCCACACCCGCAGGTGCCCCCAGAGGCTCGTCCCGACGTCGTACGGGGGCTCCGGGGCGCTCTCGTAGCCGCCCGGGTCCTCAGTGCCGTGGTGGCCGTCGTAGGCGCGGAGAGGGGCCCTTCCGCCTCACGGCGGTTCTCGTTCTCTGCGTGCACCTGCGTGGCCTGGTAGGCGTGGCTCGGCGTACCGCATTCCTTGCCCGGGTACCCGCAACGGCACGCGCTACGGAACTTTACCCCGTACATCTCTGGGGGCCCCGGAACGTGTTTGATGTTGGGATCGATCTCCCTAGGCAGAATCGTGGGGACCGTCATGGGCCGACCTCCTATTCTCCAGTGGTACTGTGCAGTCTATCATGGCCTTGCCCCGTGGGCAAGTTGTCCTGTTTGTGTCCCGTAACCGAGGCCCATATCCGGCCGTGCCAAATCCGGGATACAGTGGCGTGCGATACCCCAAACTGAGCAGCCACCTCGATACGCGTTGCCGTTCCTTTGAGCCTGTACACTGCCAACGCCTGTCCGGCTGACAGCCTGGCTTGGCTGCTGGTCTTCTCGAAGCTCCGATGTGCAGGACTAATGCACCGATAATCGCCGCAGGTCAGCGTCGTATACTGGTCGTTTATCGCGGGAAACCATTCATTCATCATCCACCAGAACGCGGAATGACGAGGGCTGGTTTTGCTCGGGCCGCGTGACCGGCAGTCGAACACCGGATACAGCGCACCGTTTTTGCGCTTGTTGAACCGACCGACCCACACCCAGCAGCCGTCAGGAGTTCTCTCAACTCGGGACAGCCAGCTGGCCCTAGGTCCTTCCAGTTTCTTGAACGTCAGTCGGTGCATATACGCAGGCCGAGCGGTCGGCCGGGACACTATCGCCCAAGCCGACCGCTCCGTGGTGGGAAACGCCATCAGATCTTTCCCGCGCAAACCGGGCCCATACCGCGCTCGATCGATTCCTCATCAGTAAGCAGAGCGGCACACCTTACACACCGCCCGTACAGCTTGCCGAATTCCCGGGCCTGCTCCATCGTCATCCGGTCAGCCGGGGCGATCTTCCGCATGCCGCCCACGATCCGCTCGAAGAACCACTCGTCGCCGTCCTGCGTCAGCTTCTTGGCGTACAGTCGGCCGGACCCGTGCACCGCGCGCTGCACCTTGTAGATGTCGCCGTTCGCGGTCTTGTACATGCCCTCCGTGACCTCAGCCACGGGCTCGTCAGCAACGACCTTCTTCTTGTACGGCCACGGCTGGCTCAGCATGTGCTCCCGAGCGGCGTCCACGTCGGCCATCTTCATCGCCCCAAGGAACGTCTCCAGCTCCTGGCCGAGATATTCCGTGATGTTCTTCGCGGCGGCCAGCTTGCGGATCATGTTCTTCTGGGGCTCGCTGGCCTCACGGTCGTTGCGGCGGGGGGTTTTCGAGGTGCCGAACCCGTTGCCGGAACCCTGCGGGCGGGGGGCGGTGGAGGCAACCGGCGTGCGGTGAGCCGCCGGACGGGCAGTCTGGGCGGTGAGTTGGCCGAGGACGATTTCCATGCCCTTGCGGAGGGTGCAGGGCTCGTTGGCGGTGCAGCACCCGGCGTCGTGCACCTGCAGACCCTCGCGGATCATCGTGGCCTGCTCGCTGGCTTCGGCCTTGGTGTTCGGGATGATGACCGGCATTTTGTCCTCCTGGTGTCTCGCTGTTGATACTATTTTATCATGCCCAGGAGTGCACGCACAAGTCGGCCCCCGAGATCGTGTTGATGAATCTCGGGGGCCGACCGTCAGGTTAGTTCGCGTTGCCACCGAGGAGGCATGTCGTCTATCTCGGTGTGCAGCTCGTCCGCGTTGGCCCAGGTTCGGACGCCCCACGTTCCGGTTTCCTTGTCAGCGTCTGCCGTGACGCCAATCAGGCATTTCCGGAGCTTGCGGGCCACCACCTTGGCCTGTTCCTCGGTCACCACAGCCTGCCGTAGTAGGCGTGGCGGCCACCGCCGAGATACTCGCTAATCGGAGCGTATACGACGCGGTAACCTCGATAGGAGCCGGAGTTGGCGTTGATCATCCAGGACTTGCCCGACCAGTACCCGGCGTAGATACCGACGTGGGTAATGCGGCTTGACGAGTAGCCGATGGCCACCAGGTCACCGACCCTGCGGTAGCTCCACGAGATGTGATGCATCGAGTTGTACTGGGACTGCGCCGTTCGCGGCACCGCATGACCCGCGTGTCCGAAGGCGTAGTAGGTCAGGCCGGAGCAGTCGAAGCGGTACGGACCGGCCGCGCCGTACTGATACGGGTAGCCGTTCTTGCTCTTGGCGATGCTGTATGCTTTGGTCTCGATCTGGGTCGGGGTAAGGGCCGACGAGGGCGTGGCTTCGGCCATTCCCAGAGCCGTCATCATTGCGGTGGCGACGGCCACGGTAACAAGCTTACTGTTCACGATCAGATCTCCAATGTGGGACTACTGGGGGGCAACACTGAACCTGCGAGCAGCTCGGCCTTCCTCTCGACGTGCCTCGTTGCGGTCCATCCGACGCTCGATGATCTCGGTCTGATCGAACTTCTCCTGGGCCACGTTAGCTATCCTTGGGGTCTTCCGCGTGGAGTTCCCACGCGTGGTATCGGAACCAGCCGTCGGTCCAGGGCTGCGGGTCGAACTTGGTCCTCGGCTCGTGGTGTACCGGATTTTGCAGCCCCCACACCGGCCGGATGACCTTGCCCGCAGCCGCTGCTTTCACCAGCTGCCGGGTGTTGGGACCCTTGCCCTTGAACGCTGCTCGGTACTCCATCGTCGCCATACCCCTAGTAAAACATAGGCTTGCCCCAGGCGCAATCCCCCAGATACACCAGCAGCCGGGGACCCCTCGACGGAGCCCCCGGCTGCTGGGTTTATCAATGTGATACGGTGAACATGACGAGATCGAACCGGCCGATCAGCTTCCACACTTCGTTCAGCTCGCCGAACAGTCCCTGGATCTTGATCACCTGGAACGGCTGATTGGCACGGCCTCGGTAGAACCGTACTGTGCCCTCGCCGTACACGTAGTTGGTTTCGATCTCGATGGGGCTGTCAGGCGCGATGAGCAAGTTGCGCCATCGGCCGTACTTGACCTGTTCGAAATCCACTCCGTTGAGCACGTTGACCAGATCGGTCATATGCTGCTGCACAAGCTTACACCGCGACGCGTTGGTGTCGGTGTCCGCTGTTGCTGTCGCCACTCGGTTTCCCATCCTGCTCGAAGACATTGACACGGAGGAAACGACCGAACGCGGTCTTGCCGGAAACGTACGCTTCGAGAGCTTCCTCCGGGTCGAGTCGGTACTCATGGACGATCCGGCCGAGTAGTTCCCGACCGGGAAGACGGCCCCCGGACTTGATCCGAGACACCGTGGTGAAATGACATCCCACTCGGGCAGCGAACTGCCCCAGCGTGACCACTTCCCTACTCATTTCCATGACTGCCATGGTACCATACCCCTTGTCTACGTAGCAATGGTGTATCTATTCGATCGACTCCAGCAGTTCGTACAGGCTGGATGGTGCGACATACCCAGGCCAACGGTTGTTGGTGAACAACCGGTAACCGGCGTCGAGGTAGCACTGATCCACGATTTGGCTGCAGATCATGTGCTTGGAACTGGCGATGTATCGTTTGAGGCCCGGTGCCGGTAGGTGCAGCCGATGAGCGACCATGGCCCCGTAATCGAGGAAGCTGTACGGTACGCCAATGTACCCTTTGGCAGCGCTTACGATAGCTGCGCGCTGCTTGTCCTCGTCGGTCCAGTCCCGAAGCTTGCCCGAAGACCACAGAATCTCGCGATCACTGTACTCGGACAACAAGTTGAACTGTGCACCCCCCGGCATGGCCTCGACCACATGACCATCACCGACGTACACAAAAGCGTGTTCCAGATCACGGAACGTACCGTCATACGCCCACTGGCCCAGCCGGATGGCCAACCCGACACCGCCCGTTATGCGGGTCAGACCGAAGTCTCCCAGTTTGAGTGCGGTTTTCACGGTGCGGCCAGGAACGCGTGCCGGTGGGCCAGGCTGGTCAGGCTCTTGATGCCGGGATAGCCGTTGGCGTCCTTGCCGGAGTATCCGAGCTTGTGCTGCCATCCAGCGTACGCCGAAACAGTCATGCTGCCGAACGATCCGTCAACCCATTTGGATGCCAGCAAACCCTCGGCGTTTAGCGCGTGCTCCACGATCTTGACCTCAGAAGCAAAGGTCGTGTGACCTTGTGGAGCCCTGGGGTCTCTGGCCGCCGCTGCCAGCAGATGCGACAGGTGGACCGTAGGGAGGACTACCGGCGACGCTGGGCGCGGGTACTGCCCGAAGTCGGTGGTGTGGGCGTAGTCGATGTCGGCTTTTCCGCCCAGCGCCGTTCCCTCTTGGGTGATGTTGGCATGAACCGACCACACGCCGTTGGACCACGCCTGAGTTTGCCACAGGTAGTGGATTCCTGAGGCGTGCGCACCCTCCATGATGCGAACTCCGCCGTATGCACCGACACGACCGATACCGATCTGTCGGATTACGCCCTGGAAATACGGCAGCACGCTGGCCCAGGACGTGTCTTCGTCCACCGCGAAGTACAGGACGTGGTTCGGGGGAAGCCCAACCGCTGCCCGCTGAGCATCGGCACTCTGGGCGTCGGTGACGCCTCCGCTATATCCGACCGTGGCTCTTCCCGCGCTGGTTTCCCAGATTGTGACGAGGCCCAAATCAGCAGCGTGGTAGGCCGTCACCTCGTCCTTGTGCAGGTCCTTGGAGTCGTCCCGAGAGAAGTACCGGGCCACCCAATGCGCCCCGGTTGCCTTGATGTCCGCGACACTGGGACGGTCCCAGGCCAGATCCAGGCCCTTGACAGATGTCATCAGCGTTACTTTCCTTTCGCTGCTCGCCAAGCGGAGAACGCCGCGATGAGGTCGACGTCCGGGTCTCCCGTGGGGGTCGGAGATGGGGGGACAGGGGCCGTGATCAGGTTGGGAACCGTTACGTCACCCTGTTGTGACAACAGCCAGGTGAGTTCGTCTGTGGTGACGTAACCCCAGCCGTCGAGGCCCCAATCGGTGTCCCACGAGTTCGGGAACCAGTACCGCCCGGTTTCCAGCTCGAACCTCGGCAGCTCCAGCTCGTGGCCGCCAGCCTCTCCCGAGTTCTTGTCCACCTTGATGTGACCGTCCGAGTCGGTGTTAAACATGGAGTTCATCCACACCGTGCCGACGATGACAGGGCCCTTCTGGAGAGCCGAGTTGACTGCTGCCAGGCTGAACGCGTGTGTGTATTTGTCGGCCAGGCCGAGGGCGACCAGCGCTTTCGCAACTCCCAGGCCGGATGAGCCGGTGTCGGTGGGCGGATACTGACCGGAGAACGAGTCGAGGATCGTGGCCAGTGAGTAGAGCTTCACCGCGAAGTCTTCGTTGAGCTGATGAACACCGGCCGCAAACACGCCGTGTGAAGCTGCAGCACCCGCAGCGCTGACGGTGACCGAGGTTGTAGCTGTGCGATTGGCGAAATCGGTGCCTAGCAGTCCCGTTGCCGCGTTGCCGGTGCACGACCCGAGGTTGCCCTGATTCAGGATCGGTATGCGCCTGGTCCAGTTGACCGAGCTGACAGCACCTTTCGGCAACACCGGTTCTGCGAAGGCCACCGACCGAGAGTCGTGGTTGATGTGTCGGCCAAGCCGCAGCGTGGCGTAATTGGCTTCGGGCAACCGGCGGTGGTTCGGGGTGTTCGTCTCTTCCACGGGCGGAGTCTCCTCGTTGCTGTTCTGTTCTTTGATCAGGTGGTGCAGTCGGCCAATATGCCGCCGCATCAACCAGTGGTGCAGCCCGACCAGGGGCACCCAGAGTAGGTTAGCTTCCAGGTTTGGCCAGACTTGACCCCAACTAGCTAGCGCCGACGACATCATCCCCTACTTTCACATTTTCTTGAGCTGGAGTATCGCCAGTACGACTAGCAGAACTGTCAGCAAAGTGGGAATGGACCACCTGCGCCACTCCGTGGTTTTAGACGCTACCTTGTCTTCTACCTCTTCGGCCTTGACAATCCCGTCGATTCGGGTGCGTTCGTGATGCAGCCGAGCGTCCAGGTCACGGACATCTCGTTGGAGTTGGCTGGTGATGCTCAAGACCTCTTCGCGGTCAGCTTTAGCCGTGAGCTTGATATCCAGCCGGTCGATAGACGACTTGATTTCCCCCAACAGTTCCTTAACACTGTAACTGACTACACTGCTGCTGTCCCGATCTTCGTCGTGCGGCTGGGGCATCCTATTGCCTCCACCCCCTTCTAGCGTAGTGCATATCATTGACTAACCTCACCCCCCCTGGGGCGAGAGCTGGAGGTCGGGCCTACAGGATGACGACTCCGTTGGCCTGAGCAGTAACGGAGTCGTAAGTTATCTGGGACACCGTGGCGAACGGCTTCACTGTCTCCGGAGACAGTTGCATCACTACGTCGGAGAAGAACACCGTGTTGCCAGCGGCAGGAGTTGCGATCTCGGTGGGCGCCAAGGTGGCCGACGCTGCCGTCAGAGGGGCCTGATACAGCTTGGCCACGTTGGTCCAGGTGGCAGCCGTTAGAGACACGATGGAGCTGCTGGTACTGATGAACCCGCCAGCGCTGTTGTACCAGTTTACCGACAGCGAGAAGTTGGCGTAGCCGCCGGGGGAGTAGAACCACCCATTGGGGGCTATCCAACGCTCGGTACCCAAGGCTGCGTTGCTGCTGCCGATTGGGATCTTCTCCGACTCCGCGTAGGCGATGCTGAAACCGCCCGTGGGGGTCAGCAGACCGGAGAACGGGAACCCACCGTGAGTCTGTGCCGCCGACTGCACGAAAGTGCCATTGTGGGCCGTCCACGAGGTAACGCCGCTGGTGAACGTGGGGTTTACGTTCAGCGCGTCGTTGGGCTGGGTGGTTGCTTCCAAGTACCCGATCGGCCGACGCAACTCGTCATACACGGTGGTGGTTACTCGGGCGGCCCGGTTGGAGGTGTACGCCGATCCGGTGTTGCTGGGGTCTTCCCAGGTGTGGTGCACCGAGTTGCTGACCGAGGTGTCGTATACCGACATCGGCATCGAGTTGCCCGCCGAGTAGGTGGACCAAGAGTTGGCGTTCCTCAGGCTGGACCGGGCATCGGTAGGCAAGCCAGCCGCGTTGATGCCGTAGGAAAGGTAACTAGACGCGCTTTCCGACTTGTTCTGTTGCAGCACCACGTGGTACGTTCCGCCGTTGGTCAGCCCTGTGGCGTAAAGTGGCACCGAGATCATCGGCACCGGGGTTAGCGTGGTGGCCTCGTAGTACTGATTTACAGGGTACAACCCGATCATGTCATACGAGCCGTCACCGTTGCTGAACGCGCCCACCTGTGCATTGGTGGTGTGAGGCCAGGTTGTGGACACCCAGCCGTCAGCAGGTCCCGCCACGTCGTCGAACGTCAGCACGTTCACGTTGTTTGCCGGTAGCACCGGGTTTCCCACCAGCACCATGGCGCGGTCCGTGGTGGCCAGGTTCCATCCGTTTTGAGCGTCAGTGTACGCGGAAGGAAGAGAAGGAGCGGTCTGCCACCCGCCAAGCGACCCATCAGGGTATATCCTGGAATAGTACGTGGACGACAACCTCGCTCCGCCGTTGATGAACCCGCCCGCTACCACCAGCCAGGTGCCTATAACTTCGGCGAAGCACAGGTCAGTGCCCTGGAGCAGCGGCGCACAGGTCACCCAAGGCCCTATCTGGCCGTTGGTTATAGTGGCGGAATAGACCGTGTCCACCTGGGCGTTGGCCGCGTTGGACCCCCCGATTACGTACACGAAACTGTCGTTCCAGGTAACCATTTCTGCGGGAACGAGCGCCACCGGTAGCGGGGTTTGAGCGCTCCATGACCCCATTGCTCCGGTGGTAGGGTCCCAGCTAGCCACGTACACATTCTTGGTTGCTGAGGCCAGCGTGGTCCCGGTAGTGCCCCCCGCTGTCAGCACCAGACTGGAGGTGGTAGTGGACGCGGGCTGTGATATCCCTATGGGGAGGCTGGGCTGCGGTATCGGGAGATCAACCGATCCAGTGCCGGTGTGCTTGGTGGAGGTTACAACGCTTGCCGCAGCGCTGGTGCTCGGGTCTGCACCGCCCGCACTAACTATGAAGTTCCCCGAGGTGGTGGCAGCAGAGTCTATCGAGTTGCCCCCGCTGGTCGAGTTGGCGGACACCCAAGGCTTCTGTGTTATTCCCCCCGTCGTGTACATCGTGTTGGACTTGGAGGTGGCCAGCGGGGCGCCATCGGTTATTCCGTCCGGCGCGGCCAGCGCGTTTATCCACTCCTTGGGGATCATCGTGGACGACAGTACGTTGGTGATGTCCGGGTTGCCGCCGGAGTCTGGGTACAACGTTACCAGAAGGTCGGCGCCGTCACCCACTGGCAGGAGTGGCAGGGTAACCCGCCCAACCGAGGTTCCACTTAGGACGAACGGCTGGTCGAAGTCGGAGGTGTTCCCCAGATTTATCCACGAGAAACCGCCAGCGGAGCCGTTGGGGGTGAGCACCTGGGTGCCCTGGTAGATCGGGTACGCAACGTGAGTGCCCAGCTCTTGGTCGACCTGGTTGGCCCGGTTGGTGGCGGTGAGGTCGCCCGGTAGGCCGTTTTTGGCTGCCTGCCAAGACGGGGTAGTGTTCACGAGGTCGCCAAACTGACCAGCACCAGGCCAAACCGGAAGGTGGTGATGGTGATGGTTCCGCCCGAGTTCTGGTTTGCATACACCTCGATGTAGTCTCCGGCTTGAAGAACTTCAAGGCCGGAGCACACGGCAGCCACGTTACCCACGCTTCCTGCTACGGTGTTAAACTTGGTGTTCGTGATGGTCACGCCGTTTACCTCAATCTGGGCGCGGCCCAGATTGGTCGCCCCCAGAGCGCCTGGCCACACCATAGTGCCGGAAACCTGATAGGTGCCGCCCACTATCGCTGTTACCCTGGATGGGTTGGTACCAGAGGACCAGGTTATGTTGCCGCTTTTGGACAGTTGGGTAGTCAGAGGCAACGCGAAGTACGTGGACGCGTTAGACGCCAGAGAAGGAGCACCCGACAGGTTTACCATGGGGGGGTTGCGCAACGCGGCTATCTGCGCCGCGTTCAGCACTTCAAGTGTGGTGGCCATGCTGTTCCCTCCCGGTCAGGCTATCGACGCCAGCATACCGCTGCTGTACGTGTAGGTTCTGAGAGACTGCAGGTACCCGGTGGCCGTCTGACCGGCAGTGTACTCGGCGTACGTGGATATCTGCTGGGTTGCGTTGTACGTGGTGGCTGTCCAGCGAGCGCCGGAGTCGTCCCAGGTGCTGGTGAGCAGCCCGGTAGCCGACTGGTCGAAGACTCGGTACTGGAACCCGTAGGCTTGAGCGGCCCAGGTGGTTCCGTTGGCAGAAGTAGACGCGCCGGACGCCTGGTTGGATCGGTACCAGTTGTAATGGTCCGTTCCGTTTCCGGCCGCCGGAGTGACCAACCAGTACGTAGTGGACGCCGTCAACCCGCTGACCGGAAGCGGGTAGATGATCGGAGTGTTCAGGACAGCCGTGGTGGCGTACTCTAGTGTGATGGTGACACTAGCCAATGGGGCTCCGGTGGGAGCGCCGCCGGAGTTTGCGTACAGCCGCAGCGTGGTAGGGGCCAGGTTGGCAGCCGTAACCGATGCTGTTCTCACCGGCACGATCACGTAGCCGATTTGCGTCTGACCTACCGCTGTAGTGAATGATTCGGCCAACCAGGTGCCGCTGGTGTTGGTGGAGGTGGCGCCAGCGGTGGCCTGGGCTGCGGTCTGGGTGGCCGCGTACAAGACCGTGGACGCGTGGCCGCCAAGCAACTGGTTGACGTGACCGGCTAGCGGGGGCTGCCCGCTGGTGGCGGCTTGCCAGGTAGGTACGATCGGCACGTCACACTCCCGATATACTGAACGTAGCCTGCAGAATCAGGGTGTCCGACGTGGGCACGCTGACCGTAGGCGAGAAGGCCCAGTGGTCCAGCAACACGCCAGCGGTGATTACCGAGGTGTCATCGGAGCTTCCGTTGGCGAACACTCCGGCCTCCGTTACCGTCCAGGTGGACACAGGGGACGGGAAGTAGAACAGCCAGGTGACCTCAGACCCGAGGGTGGACGTTGCCGGGGACGACGCTCCGGCGCCTACCGGCTGCCTGCCCAGCTCACTGAACAGCAGCGTGTCGGAGGCAGCTACAGTTCCGGCTCCGGAACCTACCGCGCCCCACAGCGGGGTTAGGTAGGTGGGCTGGGTAACACCCTGGCTGGCTGCCACGTCCTGGATTCCCGACCACACCAGGGCTGAGGCCAGCACTGTCAGGCCCGCAGTGCACATGATGTTGTTGCCTTCTCGACGGTCCCGGATCGATCCGTCTGGCTTCACCACCGTGACCGACAGCCTGCCGTGAATCCCTATCAGCCCCGACGCTTTTATCCCCACGTGAGAGCCCCCCACACTCCGGCGTCGTACACCGAGTTTAGTTGCACGGTTGTAGCCATCGAATCGGCCATTGACGCGGTTTCGTCCGTTTCGGCGAAAACTCCCAGCCCGTTTACGATGGCGTCACTGCCGATGTTGGCTGTGGATTGGTCGTTTAGAGTGCCCAGCACATCGACCAGGGTATAGGGCCGGAATACTCCGGGCACTGTGTACTCCCATCAACTAAACAGCCTGATTCCCTTGAGGCTGGCCTGCCGGTACCCGCCTGCCCCGAAGTTAATCGAGTTACTGATCACCAGGAAGGTATCATTGATGCCAGGCAAGTAGCTGTTGGTGGAATCAGGTATGAACTGGTTCACGACTTGACACGCTTCACCCGCTCGCACCCAACCGGCCCACGACTCGTCGGTGGTCCACGTCAGTCGCTCAGCCGGGAATGAGTATTCCTGTCGTTCTCGTTGGGCCCGGCTGAGTGCCATCGGCACCGTAGTTAGGCTTGTGTCGTTTATGTACTCGCCAAAAACGCCGTTGTTAGGCCCAGTGTACTTAGCCTGCGACGAGAAGTCATTAACCTGGGCCACCACCGGCACCTGGTAGTCGTACCAGAGCCGAATCACCACGCCCTGCGCGGGTGTCAGGGTGGTGCTGGTGAGGAACCATCCTCCGACGCTGTTCTGAGTTATCTGCCACTTGCTAGAACTTGGTGCGCTACCTGCGCTGACCAAATCCACGGGGGTCTTAGTCCCGTTCACTGTCAGCGCGGGGGACCCACTAACCGTGTACCGGAGAGGCCACGACTGCTGAGCCCCGTTACCCTGCCAAGTGTCGGTTGGTGGGTTTTTGGTGCTACCAAAAGACACGGTCTGGGTGGCTCCCTGTACCAAGATCCGGTTGTACAACGAGGTGCCGTCCCACTCGTAGCCAAAACTTCCGTCTAGCATAAAGTGGCCTTGCGTGGCTGACCCACCCGTGCCGGTGGGCGCGGTGGTGAAAGTAACTCCGGAACTTTGCGCCGATTGAACGTCGAAGAAGTGTAGCGCCAGGTTTTCGTCTACGTACCAACCGTACGGGATGGCCTGTCCGGCCAACTGAGCTAGCTTGCGCCACGCACCCGACAGGCTGGTGTAGTTCAGCACGAAGCTGGCCAACTGCGGCCCGGGACTGACGAATCCACCGTTGGCCACGGTGTCGGCTGTGATGCCGCAACCGGCCTGCTGAGTCAAGGCTATAACTATTTGGTCCACGGTCTTGCCATAGAACACGCCGTGTACGATGCTTTTGTCAGCGTAGAACGTGAAGTCGGTACACTGCAACGACCACTCGTTGCGGGTGGGGGCGGTTACGGAAAACTGAGGGTTATTACACACCCCAGCGAATAGGGTGGTGGAGATGCTGTTGTCCACCAGCTTTACCACTGACAGAGCCGGTATGTTTACCGTTGGGCTGCCGGTGCCGTAGTCGTCGACCAGCGGCATTGTCGCCGTGTCGCCCTGTCTTCCGAAGTTTTGCGTGATGATTGGTGTCTGGGCGGTTCCCGACCAAGCCAGTTTGCTGGTGTAGTTGGTCGGGGAACCGCCCGGCGGCGTGACGGTGAAAGTCAGGTTAGGTGAAGCTACCGGACCAGGCATCCGTCACATCCTAATGTGTGTTCCGCCAGCGGGCAAGGTGCGCGTAGCCAGCCGGTTACCGATCTTGTTGACCAGGGCGTCCATGTCCCTGTCGGACATAACCTGAGATCCGCGAAGGTCAAGGTAAGTTACGTTTCCGCCACCTCCTGCTCCGCCGGACAGAGCGGCCAGCGACGTGCCGGACATCCGGATGCTAGACCCAGACGCTTGTCCGGCTATAGCGTTGGTGACGTGGTGCATGGCCTGAGTGGCCAACGGGGCGTTGTCCATCATGCCTTTAGTAAGCATCTTGATGATTGTTCGGCCGCTCAGCTCGGGGCTGCCGCTACCGGAAAGCGGGCCTTCCTTGACTGGCGAGTGGGGCAGGTGGTTCCAAATGGTGCTAGCCACATTGCTGATGATGTCCTTCACCCCGCCGATCATAGACTTCATCCCGCCGATCAGGCCCTTGATGACGTTCTGGCCAGCGTCCCACAGCAGCGTACCGAACCCGGATGCGGCGTCCTTGATGGCGGTTACGGCGTTGCTCATGGCGTCGCTGGCCAGCTTCTTGAGGTCCTTCCAAGCCTTACCCCAGTGGCCGGTGATGACGTCCAGAACGACGGTGATGAAATCGCGGATGTAGTCCACCCAGAACTTAATCACGTTGCCGATGTTGGTCCAGATCATTTTGGTGGCGTCGCGGATGAAGTCCCACGTGGTTATGAAAGCCCGCTTCCAGATGGTCAGCATTGGCTTAAGCACCACGTTCCACCAGACGGTAACTATCACCTTGCAATAGTCCCATAGTGCGTGCCAAACCTGCTTGACCTCGGACGCATTGGTCTTCCACCAGCTCTTGAACCCGTTCATGACGGACCGCAGTTTGCCCATCACGTCGGTGGAGAACCACTGCACCACTGCGCCAACAGCTTGCCAAGCGCCCACGAACACGGTCTTCATGAACGTGCCGATATCGGCCAGGATGGTGCGGAAGGTGCTGAAATGTGTGTAGCAGTAGTACACGCCGAGGGCCAGGGCAGCGATGGCCAGGACTATCAGGCCCACCTCGCTGAACAGCACCGTGACCACGGCCGTGATGGCAGATATGGCCAAGGTGAGCACACCCAACGCTATCGCGCCGATCAGGATGTACCTGGTCAACGTCTGGTGCTTGGCGATCCACTGTGTTAGCGGCACCAGCATTTTGGCCACCTCGCCGATGATCCGGGTAACCACCGGCAGCATCACGGTGCCCAGTTCCACACCTGCGTTGTGAATGGCAGCCTTGGCCTGGTCCACCTTGAACCCCATGGTCTCCTGGATCTCTCCGAAGCCCTTGACGTCCTGGCCCGCCTTAGTGGTGGTGCCCGCCATCTGGTTGATGATGTCCTGAGTGGCGGCGAAGTTCTCACCCGTGGTTCCAAGTGCTGCGTTGGCACCCGCTGCGGTGCCGACCAGGTTCTTTAGTGCCGCCGCAAACTCGGGAGTGCCTTCCTTGCCCGCCTTGGTAGCTAGGGTGGACAGGTACTGCATCGCGTCGCTAAGGCCGTTAGGCCCGTGCAGCTTCTCCCGCAGTGTCTTGGTCGACCCACCGAACTGGTCTAGCGCCTTCTTCATGGTGTTGGTGGGGTTCAGCAGGGAACGCAGCGCCTGGGCCAAGTTCATGGCCGCTCGGCGCGCGGTGAAGCCGTGGTTGGTCATTTCGGCCAGGGTAGCGCCTGCGTCGTTGAAGCTGATGCCTGCAGCGCTGGCCGCCGGGATGATGCTAGCGAATGCGCCGGAGAATTCCTCCAGGTTGGTCTTACCGTGCGAGATGGCCACAACCATCTTGGAGGTGACGTCAGCCGCCGCACCCGCCTTGAGGTGGTAGTCAACCAGGACGTCGGTCAGTGCCTTGGACACGGTAGTGACGTCGGCACCCTCGGCCTTGGCGCCTTGAGATGCGGCCTTGAGGACCTCCAGGCCCTGTGCGGCGTGGTACCCGGCGGCCTCGACGTAATACATCGCCTTGGCTTCCTCGTTGGACGAGGTGGCCGTCTCGTTGGAGATGTCCAGCATGCCCTTGCGGACCAGCCCCAGCTTGCTCATCTGCTCGCCAGCGGAGGTCACCAAGCGGGTGGTGAGAGTCTGGTACTCGGTGGCGGCCTTGATCGACTCGTAGGTGATGGCAGCAGCTCCGGCAGCGACGAACAAGCTGCCCTTGTGTGCTGCAGACGCTGCCGCAACCATCCCGCGTTGTGCGCTGGCCAGCCGGGTAGAAGACGCTGCGGCGGCGTCGGTCCGGCCGGTGGCGGCGGTAACTGCAGCGGCCTGGCTGGTCTCAGCGTCTCGCAGCCCTCGGGCCGCTGCAGCGGCTTCCCGCTGAGCCACGTTGAACCGGTTTATGGCAGCTACTTGGGCATTGAGTACCTCGGCGTCGGTTTGGCCGGACGCTGCCACCTGACGCTGAATGTTGATTAGCTGTAGTTCAGCCTCAGCTTGAGCCCGAGTGGCCGCCTCCAGTTTGGTTCTGGAAGCAGACACTCGGGCGTTGGCCACGTCGAGAGCGTCAGCGCCGGAGGCAGTCCGCAGCATGCTCTCGTCGATGATGGTTCCCGCTTCGGCCGCCGTGTCAGCGGTGGCTCTGGCGGTACCAGCGAAGTGCTGGAAGGACTCGTCTACCCGGCTCATTATCTCGGAGGCCCTGTCGCGGGCTTCCAGTACCGCCAGGATGGTGAATTCCTCAACCCCGGGCATGTCCGGCTCCCTTGGGCTGCCTAGCCGCCTGCGCGGTTTCTTCCCTGGCGATCATTTCGATGTAAGTCAGATAATCCTCCACCTCTCGCCAGGGCCGTTTCAGCAGGTCGTCACGTCGTAGGCCGAGCTGCTTCCACAGTTCCCGTTCGAGCAAGAACGTGCCCAGCGATGACGGTGTGCCTTCCACCGTCGTTCCCATCCTGATGGTCGCCGACACCGCCATCAGGAAACTGACGCTTTTCCGGACCCGTGGCCGGTTTGTTGCTGTCGTTGATGATGGTGAACAGTCGGTCGAACTCGATGCCGGGCATGCGCTTGACGTTGGCCATCGTCACGTCCCAGACGGTGCCGTCTTCCTCGTCCAGGTTCCAGGCGATGATGGACGCCAACACCATCTCCTGACGGAACGTGGTGGTGTCCATTTCGATCTGGACACCTCGGTCGCCGTCCACGTGGCCGCTGGTCAGGGCCCTTTCCGCTTGTTCCTTGTCCCCCTGGGACAGTACCTCTCGGATCTCTACCCAGTACCCAGAACCCTCGGAGCCGATCGGAACCCTGCGGGTGCCGGAGTAGGCGGAAAGGAATCCCATCGCAGCCTTCTTTCTAGTACGGGAGGTAAACGCTGTTGTTGATGATCGCGCGAATCGTGTACTGATTCGCGCCGCTGAGCGGGCGGCTGGCCTCGTAGGTGAGCGTGGACATGACCACGTCGTCGATCTTGAGATCGTTCGCGTACTTGCTCAAGGCGATCTGCGGCATCTGGATGTCGATGGTGCCGCCGTTGGCCGGGTGCACCAGGGTGAAGTCCAGGGCGCCCAGGGTGCCGTTGGCCATGCGGCTGAAGTCGCCGTAGGTGGCGTCGTTGAGGCTGTCGAACACCACATCGAGAGCGCCACTGGTGTGGATCGTGAGCGGGGTGATGAACGAGGGTCCGTGCTGGCCGGAGTAGGTGTACGTCTCCTTGAGCCCGTTGTCCACGCTGACACTGATGTTGCTGGCCTCAGTGCGCAGCGTGCCGTAGATGGACAGGTTGGCCTCGGCGAAGACGTAGGGCATCTCGTCGACTATGTTGATGCCGGTCGGGCTGCCCAGGATGGCCACCGACTGGCCGGAGATGTCCAGCGACATCTCCACGGCGGTGTTGCCTACGGGAGCCTTGAGGTCCCACTTGCCGACCTTACACCCGGCAAACTGGAGGGACTGAAACCCGCCGATGTTCTTCTCTACCGTCAGGGACGACAACGTGTTGGCCTGCGTCACGGTGTGCGTGAACGGGGTCGACACAATGATGACCTGAGCTGCCGATGCGTGGTTGAACGTCAGCGGCGAGTCCAGGGTAAGTGTGTTGGTCACCACGTTGGTAACCTTGCGCACCTCGGACGTGATGCCGCCAGCCACCGTGTTGACGTCGATCTGGATGATCGTTCCGGTGACGATGCCGGTGGCCGAGGTGACATCGGCTGTGGACGTCGGAGCGGTTATCGGGGCCGACAGGGTGGTGGTGGTTCCCGTGACAGCCGGGTCCAGGGCGGCGTGCGCGTATGTGAACGCGTCCGGCACCGTGACGACCGATCCGACCAGGTTGGAGATCAGCCGAGCTTCTCGGGTGCTGCCCGACCCGATGATGATCTCCTGGCCGATGGCGAATCCGGTGGGAGACGTCAGCGTGGCGGTGAAGGTGCCAGCGGCTGCGGTTCCGGTGATCGTAGTAGACACCGGGGTGGTGATGGTGCCGTAGACGCCCCACCCGACAGCCGAGTCAGCGCCGATGGACGCTACGGTGACTTCCATGGCGTTGGACGGGAAGATCGGGCCGGTCACGGTGCCGGTGAACTTGGCCTCGCCGTACAGGTTGTAGATCTGCTTGTCTCGCACGCCCTGCATCAGCGCCGGAGAGAACCAACCGGGGTCCTCCTCCATGGTGTTGGACGCCATGGGCAGGAACGTGTTGGCCGCTATCGGAGTGCCGAAGGTTGTCTCCTTGGCGAATCCGGTGGCGGAAAGAGACCCGTACTTTTCCAGGCTCGTGGGGTATGCCACAGACCTCCTCAGCGGTCGATGTCGTCAGCAGAACCGCTGCTGTCGGTCTTGGCGGCTGGCCGCTTGCGGATGGGGGCGTCCCGGGGCGGGACGGGGGTCTCTGCGACCTCGGACGGCGTGGCGGGGCTCTCGGCCGTAGGCAGCTCTTCTAGGCCCTCGGTGCCCCCTTCTACGGCTTCTACGTCCGTCCGGTGTATCAGGCGATCAATGTCGTCATCAGACACCCAGAATTCCTGGCCGGGTTCGACGGTTCCTATCGGAGGCGAAAGGAACGTCACGGTTTTGTCTCCGGTGTACCTCAGCTTCACAGTGTCACCTTCTCCTGAACTCGGCCAGCATGGCATCTCGGTACTGCTGCCGAAGTGACGGCATCATCGGCATCATCGCTCTGCGCGGGAACGGATCGGGCCTGGTGCCCGGGTGATTAACCCGTTTGGCGAAACGGCCGTGGCCGTCCCTGCCCGTCCAGTGCAGCGCTTTGGCGCGTTTCGCTTCGATGATGTGAGGAGGGGTGCCATTCAACACATATTTGGCGTATGGTACCGAGGTAGTGAAGATCACCGACACGCCGAGCATCGAATGGGACATGGTCCGATAGATGATGCTGTCTCGCAGCCTACCACCCTCCGGACCAGGAGCCACGGGGGCAAACTGCTTGAGCACCATCCTGCTCCGAGGTGCAGCCTGATTGGCCCAGGTAACGGCGGCTCGCTGCCACTTGAACCCGTGGATCGGGTTGTTTTCGGTTCCGGACACCATGACGCTGATCATATCTGCACCGCCTCGTACACATCGAGCCCGATCCTAGCAGTGTAATACAACATCCGGAGAGTGGACGGAGTACGTTCCGGCGGATATTCCAGCTCGAAGTCCTCGCCGATGGCCAGAATTTGCGACACCACACCGGTTGTTGGGTCGGTGATGAACAGCGGCATCGTTGTCGTCCAAGTCTTGGTCATCACCGCATCAACAATCAGCGGGAATTCTTGATCGACGCTCGGCTCATCAGGCATCGTCTCCCACGACAGATAGACGTCAACCATCCAGTTCAGGCGTTTGAATCCGGGGCCGCGAGGAGCCGACTGCCGCATACCGCGAAGTCGGGCCCCGTAGATGTACGCCTTGGGTCGGTCGATGTCCTCGACGGTGGGGGGCGTGATGTACGCCTCCAAATTTCGGTCGAGAGCTGGAATGGGAAGGTCAGCCAACAGTGACTGCACGTATATCTGTACCGAGTTGAGCGGCATCAAATCACCCGCTTGTACGGCTTGAGCAGTTCCTTGTACTGATCCATCAGATCCTCGGTTCCGTGGCCGCCCACGGTTTGCGATCCAGGCAGGTTCTGAATCGACACCGACGTGATGCCCGCGTCGAGAGCCTGGGTAGTGGCCGCCAACGTGGCCGCCCAGATTACATCAGCCGGAAGGGACGACACCAGTACCGTAGCCGGGTTGCCTCCGTTGTGTCCGAACATCAGAGGTTCAGCCAACTGCAACGTTCCGGGACCGGCCGGAGCCGTTCCGCCACCATTGGGCAAAACCGTTGGGTTGGTGGCCGTTACAGATAGTACGTTTATCACCTCGGTGGATGATCCGTCGTAGATGAACGCTGCGGCTCCCGTGAACCCAGTTACGTTGTCAACCGTCAGCGTCGTAGCTCCGGCCGTAGCATCGGACATAAGGCCGCTGTGAGGCCAGCCGTTGACGTACGAGCAGGCAAACCGGAAGCCGTTCCGCCCAAGAGTCCACCCGGCAAACCCTGGAGCAATGAGAATAGACTGACCACCGGCACCGCCAGAACCCGAGGGTACGTTAGACCCGTACACGCCGATCACTGGGTTTTCGATGTCGGTCATCGTCGGAGGAACTTGGTTCCACTGCCGAGGGAACGTGCCGTTGGGCGAAATCTGTACGGCCAACACCTCGGTAACAGGCCACCGGCTTAGCACCCATCGAATATTTCCGGTGCCCTGCTCCAAATTGATCCGAAAATCGCCCGGTCCGGATCGTTGCTCGTTATCGACCGTGGCTCTCAGCGCCTGGTTGCAGTATCCATCAACGATCGTCGTAGCTCGCCAGCAGATGTTCTGTTGTTCCGCCAACTGGTCGGCTGTAGACGCCTTGGGAAACGGGATGATCGACCAGCTGATGCCTGTAGGAGCGTTGCTGATGATGTTGGGGGTTATGTAGGGAGTAGCGATATACCCTCCTCCTTGGCCAGCCGCCGAGCGCATTGAGAGCACAACCAGCGCTCGTTGGTCGAGTCCCATGTCCCGTGTCGGTCACAGAATGACGATCGGCAGCTATCGCAGTTCCCGACCGGAGGGCGTCCCCGTTGGGGGCACAACTTGCACGAATTCCGGCCCCTCAACGGGTCACCTCCTTCGGCGTCAGCTGCTGGCGGGAGGCTTGCGGGCAGGTGCTGCTGCCTTCTTGGCCGGAGCCGGTGCCTGCTTGACAAGGGGCGGGGTGTTGTCCGGCGCCACCAGCATCGACACGCCGCATTCCGGGCAGAACTTGGTGCCGGTCGGAACCACGTGGCCACTCGGGCACTCCTCGGTGGTGGGTCCGGTCTGACCCTGGAGAGTACCACCGGTCATGATCTGAGCCAACTGCTCGATGGCCTTGGGAAGGTCGCCGAGCTTGGACAGCTCCTGAATGGCGTCATGGGTCGAGTTCTCTCGCTGACGCTTGCCTGCGCGCTGGTCGGATTCGCGCCGCATCTGCTCGTCGGGAGTCTCGGGGATGTCGTCCGGGTGCCCCGCCCAGTGCGGGTCACTGCGAAGGATGTCTTCGCAGGGGCCGCAGGTCAGAGCCCAGATCTTGTCAGGCGCACCCTCGCGTACGGGTCGGCTGTGAGTTTCTCCACAGCCTCCGTGCTGGGGCGAAATCGAAACGCCCATCACGTCGCTACGAGCGTAAGCGGTCATCGCAACCTCATTTTCCTACTTGTCAAGCGCTTAAACAGCGCGAGTCGGTTCCCCGCAGCGGGGGCAGATCTTGTTCCAGGCATTCCACAGCCGACCACACGGGTCGCACCGTTGGCCGTTCTTAGTTCCGAAAGAGACGGCACCCTTGGCCTCTACCAGGCCGGTAGACCCGAACTGGCCACGGTTGATAGCGGAAGCGTGACGGTCATCGACCGTAATCGATCCGCCGGGTCGAGACGCCGTGTACTTGGTGCCGTCCTTGCAGTCGAACCCAGAACAGCCGGGGGGTAGCTGAACCTTCACGCTCACTGCGCGACTCCCTTACTGTGCGGTTGATATGAACGCGCCGACCGGAGTCGGACCGGCAACCGATCCGATGCCGTACAGGGTGACACCCTTGGAGCCTACGAAAGTGGTCAGAGTGACAGACTGGCCGCCCACTATGGGCGCTCCGTTGGCCGTGGTGACGTTGGCGGAGGTGCCTATGTACACGATGGTGGTGCTGGCTGCCCCTACGGTCAAGGTGACGCTGCTGGCCCCTGGAGGAACGTCGCAGATCTTGACGGCAGACGCCGTCACGGAAGCCTGATACGCGGTTATGGCCACGGAGGTCATACCCCGCTGACCACGCGCACCGCGCCGTTGTTGGAAGCACTGAGCTGGCCGAAAGTTACGCCGGTACCGTGGTCGAAAGCCAGAGCAGACACGACCACGCTAGTGCCAGTGGACCCAGCACCTACCGTGACCACCTCGGTGCTGTTACCGTCCTGGACCACTACCACCATGCCGTTGGTGTAGCTTGCGCCGCCGGAAGCCACGGGGAGGGCGGTACCGGTGGCCACCACACTGCCGGACGTTACGCTGGTGGGAGCCTTGACTGCGCCTGCACCCGACACGGCGTAGATGGACTGCGCCACGGACGGCAGGCTGATCTCCTGGTTGGGCGCCAGGGGGAACCCGGTGGCCGACGTCACACCGGTCTGACCGAGGTACACAGTCACCGGGCTGGTGTTGGTGATGATGAAGTTCTGGGCGTTCGCCTGCGGAGCAAAAACCAGAACCGGAGCCGTGCCGACCGTTGCGGTCGAGGTCGCCATACTGTAGCCTTTCTTGGCCAACGCCCGACCCCCGCACACCAGGGGTCGGGCTGCTGCGGGCGGACTAGTCGACGACGTTGCCGGTGGCGAAACCGGCCTCGATCGTGGTTGTTCCGGACGCGGTGATGGCGTACACGTCGCCGAGGGTGTTGCCCTTGACGTACTTGTAGCCGTTGATCACGATCTGCTGGCCGGGAGCCAGCCGCAGGCCGGTGACGGTCACAGCCGCGATGCCGACGAAGCAGGTCGTGGTGCCGGTGTTGATGATGGTAAGGTCAGTCAAATTGGCACCTGTGGAGTACAGGGCCGAGGTGGTGTCGAACACCTTGGTCGCCGAGTTGGTGACGGTGGTGTTCTGCACCGTAGATGCAGCAAAGATGGCCATGCCGCTGGTTCCTCTCTACACGAGCCGAAGGAGGGCAACCGGGCGACCTGCTCCACCCTCGAAGAGCAGGTCGCCCGGTAGTGTGCGTCAGCTAAACGGGGTGACGTCGCTGACCTGGAGGCCCTGGATCAGGCCGGAGTAGAACGGGGCGTGGCTGACCAGCGCGCCGTACATGAAGATCGAGTAGCGGAACGTAGCGTCGATGACGGGCCAGGCGATGGACACATAGTCCTGCACCATGGTCATCTCCCACGCGTTGGCGACGTTGGTCCACGTCTGCGGGAGCTGGTAGGTCATGAGCATCGCCGTGCCCTGGGTGAGCCACGGGTGGACGACGAGCTTGAGCACCGACCGGGTGATCGGGTTCTGGAACTCGGAGACCGCAGCGCCGACGCGAACGCCGGGAACCTCGGACTGTTCCAGGAACAGCCGGTAGTTCGTGGCCGAACCCTGCGCGATCACGTCGTTGGACAGGCGCATGATGTCGCCACCATCGCCGACGATCTCGGCCGGGTCGGCACGGAACGCACCCGGGTTGTTGCTGCTCTGGTTCTCCCACAGGGAGTCGAGCGCGGTGTACAGAACGTTGTAGTTCAGGTGGCTGGCCGCCGACGGGTTGTAGTACCCGCCCTGCCATCCCGAGGGGTAGATGCCCGAACCGGCGGACTTGCCCGCCAGCGTCGGGATGATGCCCTCCATGCGGGTCGGGGAACCCGTGGTGGTGTCGGAGGTCGGGGGGATCGGCTGGGTGGAGAGAGCCGCCGCGCCCTGCAGGGTGTACTTGACACCGCCCACGCCGGTCGCGAAGCGGTACCAGTTGGTGCCGTCCGTCGAGGTGTAGATGTTGTAGGTGAGAGCACCGGTCGAGGGGCCGATGGTGAGGTCCACCACCTGGCTGGCCGCTACGGTGGTGGCGGTGGACGCCGAGGGGACGGTCTCGCCGTAGTAGTTCGCGGCGGTGACCTTGACCGAGGTGACCGAGGTCGCCAGCGCGGTTTCGCCGGAACCCGCCGCGCGCACGACTGCCGACACGATGGTCGGAGCGGCCAGCGTGGTTGAGGTTGCCGCCAGCATTTGGTATTCCTCGCCGAGCATCATCTCCTGCAGGAGGATGAGGTTGGCGAGGGCCGACACGTCCTCGAAGCCCTGACCGGCGAACTGCGCCAGCCACGACAGCGATTCCGTCAGACCGAAGAACCGGTAGGGCACGTTGATCGTGACCTCGGTCTGGCTGCCGGACTGCGGGAGGTTGAGCGGCCACGAGGTCATGCTCGGGTTGCCGGTCTGGACCAGCTCGGGGATCGAGATGTCGAGCACGCCCTGACCGCCGGTCTGAGAACCGGAGATGCCCGTGAACACCTTCTCGATACGGCTGGTACCCTGACCGGCCGGTCGCGGAAGCTTGTTCCGGAATACCGTGTACATCGGGTAGATCAGCCGGGACGGAGCCAGTAGGTCGAACGGGACCAGGCCGGAGACCGTGCCGATGCCGAGGTTACCGGCAGTGAACGACTTCAGCGCGTCTGCACCGCCCGGCATGTTGCCGAGGACCTGGGAGAGCTGCTCTCCGAGCGACGGGGTGTTGAGCGCGGTCTTGAGGTAACCGAACTGGTTGAGGAAACCCGGGTTCAGACCCTTGACCACGTCCGACTTGGCGTAGAACCCGCGCTGCGTCTCTGCCCGCAGGTCCATGGCCGCCTGGTGCGACTTGGTCATGATGGCGACCGGGTCGGTCAGCGGCTCGTTGCCGCCACCTGCATACCCGGCACCCTTGACCATGAACGGCATGCGAGCCTTGAGCATGTCGCCCGAGTGGTTGTAGCGCGTGGATTCCGCCTCAGCGGCCTTCACGACCTGTCCGGCCTGAGCAGCCGGGGCAGCCGGGGCAGGGTCCATGGTGAGGATGTCAGCCACAGACTTCTCCTTAACATTATGGTGTAGCGGGAAGGTGGTTCAGGTGGTGGGCAGCCCGCGCATCTTGACGAGCGCGTTCCAGGCAGCTTCCCGCTGCGCCGGGTCAGGGCTGGCGCGGAACTGAGATTCCAGTTCGCGCATCATCATCATCTGGGTCCGCTCTGCGGTCTCAGCGACTGTGGCAATGCCGGTCAAACCGGCAGACTTGGTGACCGGATTCTGTCCGGCCCCCTTGAAAGCAGCGACCCGGGGGTCAGGCAGGTCACCCAGAGCATCGACGTTCTTGGACAGGCTGGCGACCTGCTCACTGAGCGAGGTTACCTGCTTGAGCAGTTCGGTGATGACCGGGTCCTGCGCGTGTTCGGCCTTGAGAAGCTTGGCCTTCTTGTGCTTCTTGGCCTTGGGCTCCGCGTTCTTGCCGACCCCCATGGGAGCGGGCCGAGCGCCGACCGGAGGAGTTCCCGCGAGTCCCGGTGCCACCATGGGGCAGAGGTCGGGGAATGTCTGGGAGATGTGGTCGTGCATGCTTCGCATGGCGTTGGCTGCCGCGTTGCGAATCGAAGACGCGTACTCGACACGGCTGATGATGCCGGTGTTCTTGTTGGACGGGCTGTCCGAAGCGTGGCCTCCGGCGAGGTACCCTCGGGTGTAGTCGCTGGCGTCCATGTGTCGAGTGGGCACGTTGGCCGTGTTGGGGCCGCTGGCTCCCGGACTGTTGTCCGCGTGACCGGCCGAGATGTACGGACGGTTGAACTTGGACGGGCTTAGTTCGGTGGGCGTCGGGAAGGTTGCCGGGCCCTGGTTCGCGTCGCGGAATGCCTTGTGCGATTCGATCCGCAGATCGTTGATGACCTCGTCACCGGCCATCTTGAGCGTGTCGGCCTCCTGCCAGAGCGCCGTTGCCTTGGTCGCCTGTTCCAGGGTGCCGCCCGTGGCTGCGTCCAGAGCTGCCGACTGCCAGTACCCGAGGTCCATGCCGCTGACCTTGAACGAGGGGTGAGACTTAGCCACGTCGTCCGGGTGGTACCCCGCGCACAGAGTGTCGTGCAAGGCAGCCAGGTCGTAGGGGACACCGATCGTCTTGATGCGGGTCAGCGACTTCATGGCCGCCGTGTCCGGGTCGGTCGGCAGACCAGCGTCGTGTTCGAGCGCTTCCACCGCTTCTCCGTCCGGCTCACGGTGTGCAGGCACCGGCTTGACGTCCGATGCACCTTCACCGACCACGCCAGCACCCGGGGTAGGCTTTCCCGCCTTGTTGTTCATGCCCTCGTACCCCGGGTTCTGCTTTCCGCACCTCGGGCAATACTTCTCGTCGTCGTCCAGCTCGCGACCGCACCCGAGGCAGTTGAAGTCGTGCCCCTTCTGGGCCTTCATGCAACCGTCGCACCCGCAAGTGCACCCAGTCTGGCACGAGCAATCGGGACCGCAACCGCAGTCGCACTTGTTGGCCGCCTTCACAGCCGACATGTCGTTGCCGCACTCCGGGCAGAAGTTGTGATCAGCATCGATATTGGCACCGCAGCCAGCGCACATGCACTTGATCTTGTCGCCCTTGACGGCCGTGGAGTCCTCAACTCCCTTGGCCATGGGCAGGCCCGTGCCGCACTTGTCGCACTTACGGAGCTTCGAGTCAGCGTGGAACGACTTGCCGCAGTTGGGGCAGTCCTTCGCACCCTTGGTTGACTCGGCCGGAGGCTGGTGTTCACTGGAGAACGTCGGGTGCGCTCCGGCGAACGGGGAAGAGCCGCCGCTCATCTCGTCAGCCTTCTTCTTGCGCTTGTCCTTCTTCTTCTCGACCAGCGTGTCGGTCGTAGATTCTCCCTTCCAGCTCTCCGGAAGCTCTTGTACGAACTCCGGTCCGAGTCGCCTCGCAATCCGGATGATGTTCTCCTTGAGCTTGTCCGAACTGTAGTTGTCCGTACCTGCCCGACCGATCGAACTGGCCGCGTCGGACACATCGCCCGGCTTGACGATCGGGAACGATCGGTCACGTCCGGCAAAGTTGGCCGCCGGGATCTTGTCCCGGTCCACGCCACCGCCAACGCTGGGGTCCATCTGGCGCTTTTCCGCCAGCGCACGATGTTCGAGCAGCTTGGCCAGATCAGCCGGGCTGAACGTCGAGTGGGCGGGAAGCTCGACGGTCTTCACATCGTCGGCTGCCTTCTGGATGAGCGTACTGTTGCCGAACACCTTGCCGACCCATTCGGCATGGCCGTCGTCGCCAGCTGACTTGACCAGTTGGATGCCGCAGTTCTTGTTGGCCGGACGATCCACGAGGCTGATCTCGACGATCTCGCCGCCGACGATCCGGCCACCTCGGGCCACAGAATCCCGGACGATCTTGGGCCGAGCGATGCCGACCGAGTACGCTCGGAGAGCACCCTTCTCGACCAGACGCTTGGCTACCGGTTCGATCACCAGTGATTTTACCCAGGTCTCTCCGTCGCCGCCGGAGTTGACCTCGATTCCCACGCCTGCCGGGTCTCGCTGGGCATTGTGCTGAACACGTACGTTGGCTCCACTAGACAGCCAATCGGCGATGGCCTTGGAACTGAAATCCGGGTCAACGATCTGTTCGTCGGAGTCCACGCTGCCGTCAGTGGCCTTGCCGTAAACCAGCAGGTCACCATCGGGGGTGGTCTCAGTCTTCTCGATGGGGAAGCTGACGTAGGTCAGCTCCGAATTGGGCGTTAGAGTCGCAGCCATAAGGCCCCCTAATTGTCGGTCGACAGCACGTCAGCGACCGTGTCCACGATGTTGTTGACAGCGTCAACAACGGAAATTCCCGCTGCATCGGCCGCTGCCTGGAGGTCCGACAGGGTAACGTGCCTGTCGTCACCATGACCAGCCTCGGGCTTATGACACCCGCAGCTCAGGCACATATTGCGCTCAACCTCCCGGGTCAGTCGTCTTCGTCGTCAGGTGGCGCAAGCTCGGTGTAGAGCAGCGTACGGGCCACCCATCGGTCATTTTCGACCGGCAGTATGTAGCCAGCCCTGGTGTACGCTGCTCCGTGTTTGAACTTCACCTTTATGCCCGCGTCAGTGCATTTGTTCAACACGTCGGCAAGAGCAGTTAGCAGGGCAGCAGCGTCAGTCGCCGAGGATTCCCCGATAGACTCGCGGCCAGTCACCAGCCAGCTCCTCACGAATTGCCGGGTTATCTATCATGTCCTGCGGGGACCACCAGGCCAGAGCCTCGACGCTGTCACCGTCCGGATCGTCCGGGTTAGTTACACTGTCGAATCGGCCATCAAATATCGGCAGCTGATCCTCGTGGCTGATGAGGAAGATGAACCCTGCGTAGACGCCGTTCTCCGACAGCCATTGGCCGACCAACTTGGCGTCTTCCGGGAATATCATCCCGGTCTCTTCGGACCATTCCCGAGTTGCTGCGGCTTGAGGCAGTTCGCCGTCTTCCAGGCACCCGCTTGGGAATTCCCAGCTACCGGCTGCCGGGTCGTCCTCGTCGTACGCTCGTTGGAGCAGGAGCACTCGTTCTGTGTCCTCGGCCACCACGCAGACACCGGCCGCTTTCGGACCTTCTGACTTGTCCTGATAGGCGTACTCGCTGGTTCCGGCGTCACCCTCAGTGCGCTGATACGAATGGGTTTCGTCCCAAGGGCCGTCCTCCGTGGGAACCTTGCCGACGTACGCCCTGACGGGTTTACCCACGAGCCGAGAAGCCAGGGCACGGTGGTGCCCATCAACAATTACGGCCTTGGACCGGCCTGGCTTCTCGACCAGCAGGATCGGCCGGAGATCCTCGCCATCGGCGAGTTTCCGAGCGAACTTGGCGACCTTTTTGGGCTCGTGGCTGGCTGCCCACGACTTGACATCTTCGAAGTCGATGTCCTCCGTGTTGACCTCTTCTGGACCCCGCCACGGAATGGACGGTATCCAGGTCAGAGCGTGCGCCGGAAAATCGTCCTTCATGCTGTCCATCGGGCCGCGCCACGCGACCTGGTCAGCTCGCCCGCAATGCGGACAACCCGCGTCGTGCATCGTTGGGTCACGGAACATTTCGTCACAGTTGGGAGTGCCTTCATCAGACGGATAGAGAGTTCCGCTTGCGTCACATCGGTAGCACTCGTGCCCGGTAACGTGTTCGCCCGTTCCGTTGCAGCAGTCACACAATGGACGCGCGTTCTTGTGCACTTCGGCGTCAATGAATAGACCGCATATAACACACCTACTGCCAGCCTTAGGATTGCCAAACGAGTGGGCTACGTCCTGGGCGTCACCGGCTGTTCCGTCAATACCAGCTGCCAACCGTTGACGATCGCCGTCGTCTCCTGACGCCTCGTCTGCGCTCTTGGCGTGATAAATACCGTCAGCGTCGTGCGGAGCTAGGAACGGGCCGCCTCCGCCTGCCGGGTTGGACCAGGGCTTGACACCCTCTTCCGTCCAGAACTCGACGCCGTTGGTGTCAACCCACCTGGTGGCCATGGTCTGCCGGGCGGCTTCCTTGTAGCTAACGCCCTCGTTCAGGAGCCGATAAAGCTCCAAGGTGTCGCCTGAGGTTACACTACGCTTGTTCCAGTCTTCCGGGGCGAGACCCTTGCTGAGGTGCCGAGCCAACGCCTCCATCTCGGAGTAAATCGTTCGGTACTTGGTGCTGGCCAGCAGGTCGCGATGGCTGGGGGGATTCGATACCGATGACAAAAACTGCTTGCCGTCGTCCGCTGACCCTCCGTGCAGAGCCTGCATTTCAGCCGTGTGGGTCCGGTAATAATCGGTCTCGGCCTGTTCCGACTGTGCCGGTTGGCCGTACCGAGTGACCTCGTCTTCCCGCTTGATGTACTCCAAGCTGCAGTTACAGTTTGGGCCACCGAGGCAGAAACCACCGAAACCGCTGTCACCCGGGTACCCAGGCAGACTGTCGAACGTGAACACCTGGCCGTCGCGGTTGACACACAGCATGCAGTTTTGTTCTACTATGCCGATGTGCCAAATGATGTCGTAGTCGCCGGAAGCCTGAACGGTCTTACCGAACGCCGCGTTATACGCCGCGATGAGAGACCGGCCGTAAAGGGCAAGACGACTCTTGAGCTTAGCCAGCGGGGTGGTTGAGTCGCTGCCGGACAGGTCCTTGAACAAACCCATCAGGAACGGTCGCTGAGATTCGGCCCGTGTACGGGCGTCGCTGGACATGTCAACCGCAGTAACTGCAGCTTTGGCCGCTGTGTGGTCGTGCTTGGCGTCGCGAGATGCAGCGCTCATCACGGAGTCGTAACCAGCCGCCAAGTGCTGCACGGCCAGGTCGGTGGCGGTATTGGCGTCGAACACTCCGTCCTGGAACTGACGAACCAATCGATCCAATGACGCAACTACACGGGCCGACGCTGTGTCTACCCGGGTGCCCCGCCGTGCCTGGTGGCGTGCTGCTGCCGGGTGCGGGGGCCGTGTGGTCTTCTGTGCCCCCGTCGTGACGCGGGAGGGGGCCGAGGAGGCACTCTCATGCCCCTCTGCGGCCTCATGCCCGGGAGACTGGGCAGAGGTCGCGGGAGACCCCCCCGGAGGCTTCTGGCCGCCGGGAGCTGACGAACCACCGCCGGGCGTAGCCGGTGCTCCCGGCTTGGGCGGACGTTCGCCGATACCGGCAGCAGCCAGAATGCCCGCTTGCCGAGCCTTCGAAGCTTCGTCCAGGGTGACAAAGCCGGTGGTTGTGGTGGACCATCCAGGGTCGGACGTCTCGGGCAGCCCCCAAGGCTGCAGATTGAGTTCCTCGCGCGCCTCGTCAATCGACCGCAGGCCCGTGCTGACCTGTCTGGCCAGCATCTCGGTACGGGTGTTCTCGTCCTCTTCCTCGGCCTGACCTTCGAAGATGAACTGCATATCTTCTTGGCCGCAGATGCCCTGAATCACGGCGTTGAATATGTCAGACAGGAAATTGAGAGTTGGCTTGGTGGCCTTGCGCTCCGAGATGGAGCTTGTCATCTTGGACATCTGGTTGGCCGCGCCGGGTGACTGCGTGGTGCTGACCTTGGGGGAAATTCCCAGCTCCATCGGCATAACGTCGAACGCCATGCACACCTGGTTCATCACCACTTCGTCAAACTGGTCAGCAATCTGCGGGGGCCGCTGAGGGTCCACCTTGCTGCCAGCCGGAAGAACCAGGATTTTGTGCTTCCATGCCGGGTCGCCAGCGATTGCGTTAAGCGCATCCTGTAGTTCCCGGATCTGGTTCGGTGTCATGGCGTTTGCGTCGCCCGGAGAAACGTACACTGCCGGAACAGTGCCTTCGCGGAAGTAATCGAGTTGATAACCTTGCTTCTGCAGACCGGCCATCACTGGGATCAGTGCACGTTCGATGGGCGGGAATCCGTACGGGGTCCATCTCCTCGGAGTCATCGGCAGGTAGACCATTTGGTCAGCCTTGAAACTGGCGACCTCGGCCCCAGTCAACCCGCCGTATTCGAGGTCTCTGTCCGTGACCAGGGTCATCAGGTCTACGCGAGGAACACCGTACAGGAACTGCTGATAGGCCGGAGCCGGGGGCCGAGGGGTCTCGCCGTGCATGCCGAGCAGCGGCCGGATGGTCTGACCGGACAGCAGCGACAGTGAATCGAGATCGGACCCGAGCAGGCCGCGACCCTGGTTCTTGGCCCACTTGTTCCGGAACAGCAACGACAACGCGTCGAACACGAACACCTCTTCCATGAAGGCGTCGATGAACGTGTTCCACGAGAAATAGTCGGGGTCCGGCTTCTTGAAAAACTTGACGGCCTGAGCCTTGCGTTCCCCGAAGTCGCGCATTGCCTTGGGGTCGCCCCGCATCGCTTTCGACGCTTCCTTGGTAGGCATGATGTCCCACTCAAGCGACCGAATCTCGGACTTCCGAAGTTGAATCGCTGCTCGGGCCACCGAGTACACGTCGGCCAGCGTACGCAGAGTGTTGAAGTCCGCCAGCTTGATGCCCTCGGAGCCAGGCTGGCCGACCGGAAGGTTCCACCCAACCTCGTACTGGAACAACCGGGGGTCAGGGAGGTTAGACCCCTCCGACGGTGCGTCTACCGGGACCGGAAGAATCGGACTGAACGGGCCGAAGGCGCCGTCTGTGAAGGTGTCCGCCGGGCGAGGAAGATACGACCGGTACGCACTGGACCAAGTGCCGGAGGAGCCCCCGGCGTCCAGCTCCCTGGCCAGCGGCGACAACGGGGCCGACCCGATCCCCGGCAGCCCCTGGTTGGCCGACGTAGGGCTCTGCTGGCCCGGTATGGCCTTGATGCTGCTGATTATCGACCCTCTAGCCACGGTCACCTCCCTCGCTTATCGCTTGTACCAGGACCAAACTGTACTTACTCTCGCTGGGAACAGGTTGACGCTACTCCACTGCGCGGGAAGAGACGCCGTAGCAGCTCCGTCAATGGTCTCTCCAGCCTGAGCCGCCACGGTAACCGCGTTGGCACTGGCGTCGATCTTCTTGACAGTGTACACGTTGGGGGTCCATGCTGCGCTGATCAGCGTTATGGTTACGGGACCGGCGGTGGCGTCCACCAAAACCGTGTCGTCCAGCACCGTTACCGTGTAGTTAGCAGAGTGTACGTTGGAGACGAAACCCTGCTGGCCGTTGACTATCTTCAACCCAGTAGGGTTGGTGACGGTGATGGTGTCCACGCTGACCAGACCCACCAGGTTGATTTCTCCCAGTAGAGCGGCCAACCCCGCACCGGAGTTGTTATCCGTCAGCGTGATGGTTCCCTCGGTGTCGAAGGTTCCGTACAACCAAGGGCCGATGCCCTGCTGCCCCTCGCCGAACACCTGGATGACGTTGGTGCACGACTCCACCGAGGTCTGGCCCACGTTGATGGCGTGGCTGGCCCCCACCGAGCCGTCGAACACCCCGATGATGGCCCAAGCCGTCCAGCAGTAGAGCAACGCTACCCGATCACCCACGAAATGCTCCGTGGCGAATATGGCGTAAGTGTGGCCGCCCTGACAACTGACGTTGCTGGTCCAGCAGTTGTCGTTGTTCCCGCTGGCGGGCATCATTACGCCCTTGGAAACTCCGTCGGCCAGCAGGTTTTGGTTGGAGTAATCCCCGGCCACCACGTTGCCGTTGGTGCCCCAGGTGAAATTCTGCAGGCTGGCCTCGGCGCATCCGTAGAAGTTGGCTTCCCCGTAGGACCAACCGTGGCTGCTGTGCGAGGTGCGTATAGCCAGGTTGCTCAGGACCACGTACACGTTGTTGAACAGGGCGGCCCTGCCGTACCCGTTGACCGTGGTGGGGCCACCGATCACCGAAGGGTCGCCGTTGGCGTCGATGTTGGCGAACTGAGCGGCCTGACTGGCGAACACACCGAAACTTACCAGGGTCGCACCGGACTTCTGCATCGCGGTCTGCTGCCAGTGCTGGAACGCGGAGGCGTTGCCGGGACCCTCGAATATCAGGGTGACCTTGTTCTCGGTGGTTGGGATGACGGGCAACGGGATCTGCGCGTTGCCCAGTGTGGCCCCACCTGTGATCAGGGCGCCAGCGATGCAGTAAAACTGACCGGCGGACGCCGGGATGTACACCTTGGCCAGCCCGCCGTGGGAACGGGCGTACGCGGTGGCTGCGGTTACAGCGTCGTTGAACGCCTGAGTGTCGTCGGTGCCGAACTGCACCTGCAGGCCGGTCAGTGATGACCCGGACGCATTGCTGACCGACAGGACCACGTGCCCGCTGTCGGTTACCGTGTTGATAACCCCCACCAGGGAGGTTTCGCCGGTCAGTCCTGCGCCCTTCACCTGGACGGGCATCCCGGGCTTGGCTGCTCCGAACGGCAGGGAAGTCGAGCAGGTGAGCGTCGAGCTTCCGATGCCCATAGCGCCGTCCTGCACCTCGACGCCGTTTCCCTTGGCACCGTAGGTAGTGACGTCGAACACCCAATCGGCGCTGGTAGTGGCACCACCCAACGGATGACTGACACCCCAGCTACCGGCGAACTTAGGGCCATAGTAAACCGAGGTGTTGGCGGTGTCGATGTAGTAGTCACCCTCGTACCCGACGTCTCCCGCCGGTACTCCGGTGCCGCCTCGCCAGGTAGAGTTAAACGGCCCTAGAGGCCCAGCGCCAACTGCCATATGCCACGATGCCTCTCGTTTGTCCGTCAGCCCGCGTGAACGACCAGGTGTACTGCTACCCCGGACCCCACCGGCAGCCCGGTCGCTGTGTTGAACACTGCGCCCTCGACGATGTCCGGCGCGAACGTGTAGATCGAGTGGTGCATGGCGGCTGCAGCGGTGCTGTCGGCTGCCACCAGCGTGACGATGGCCCCGAGGAACGTCCCGAACCCGTAGTCGCTCAGGTCCGCCGAGAAGTGGCCGGACGAGTTGGTTGTGGTGGTGACAGTCATGAGACTGCCGTTCGGGTACGGGGTACCGTCGATCCCCTGCGTAGCTGTCATGCTGAACCCCTTACGGGATAGAAAGCCGATACGCGAAGTTGAACATCGCCTGAGCGGCGTTGGTCAGCTGGGTGGCGTTCTTGACCGCAGCTATGTAACCGATCAAGGCTGCCTTGTTCCCTAGATCAGGGTTGATAACGAAGTTCTCGGTCAGATGGTTGGTGTCTGCCGTAGTCAGGTTGGTGTACTGCGCCTGACCGTACTGGATGATGATCTGCGCTCCGGCCACCGCTGTCGGCAGCAGCCACACTCGGTGCACGCCTGCGTTGCCGTTAGCTGTCAGGGGCGTGATTGTGCCGCCGACGTCGATGTTGGCCACGTCCAGCGTGGTGCGGGTGGCCGACTCCGAGTTGGTGAGCTGGGTGACGTACCGGAAGGTGGCCGCCGTCTCCAGCGGGCTGGTAACCTGGTCCGGGTTGTTGGCGCCGTTCTGGAAGTAACCGATGCCAGGTCCGAAGATCGTTCCGGCGGTCTTGTTGATATTCAGGTTCGCGCCGTTAGCTGACACCACATTGCCAGATACATTAACGGTGCCCAGCGCCTCAGCCAACCCGTTCCGGGTGGGAGCGGGTTGGTTCTGGACGATTGCCGCCGAGATGATGTTGTAGATAACCCCGGTACCGGTGGCCGACCAGGTCACACCTAGGTCTATGTTCTGACGCTTCTGCACCGAAGTGAGCGGCGTGGTCTGGGTCTGCACTGTCCCAGTGGAATCGGCGTACCAGTAGTTGACCACGTTGGTCAGAGCACCGCCTGTCAGGGTAACCACCTGGGAGGCGATGTTGACCTGCTGTACCGTGGGTGTTGCGGGGGTGGTCACGTAGTCCGCGATGTACGCCGTGCCCGCCGACAGGTTGAAGCTGTTTGTAGCGTTGAACGTCATCACAGCGCCGGTAAGTATGCCGGTACTGAGGAAGTTAGGCAGGAAGCTCCACGAGGCAGCCGAGGCGGTAGTGGCCCGAATGGCGTTACCGAACGCCGGAGTGCCGCTTACCGTGACCCCGTTTATCTTGAGAACGCTAGGCGAGGTAGCCGTGCCGCCCAGGTCACCCGCCAGTTGAACCACGCCAAGAACGCCAGTTGTGGCCGACGGAAGTGAAGGAGCGCCGTGCACGTGGTCCGAGTGGCTTACCGTGGATGCTGTGCCGGTAGCGGACGGGGTGTTGAAGGCAGACAACGCGGTGACTGCGCCGAACCCCTCACGGCCGTGTACGTGATTGGACGACGCGAATGTGGTGGCTGCGCCAGTTGCGTTGGTGTCAGTTACCGCCGAGTTGGTCGGAGGAGCCGCTGCCGCCATGGGGTGGACGTGGTCGTCCCGAGCCGGGGTCAAAGAGACACCCACCGACGCCACGGTGCCTATCCCCTCGGTTACTCCGGGGGCCGTGTTGGTGAGCGGAGGCGTTCCGTGGGTGTGATCACTGTGGCTTACCGTGGTGGCGGTGCCCGAGGTGGACGACTGCCCGTAGGTAAGCTCGGTAACCACAGTGCCGAATCCTTCGCGGCCGTGCATGTGGTCGCTGGCCGCGAAGGTGGTAGCGCCGCCCGTGTTGGCCGTGTCTCCGGGTGCCGAGTTGCCGGGTACGCCAGCTACCGACATCGGGTGAACGTGGTCAGACCTTGACGGCGTGCTGCCTATTCCTGCTGAGGCTGCAGTGCCGATGGCCTCGACCACAGACGGGGCGGTGTTGCTAACGATCGGGGTGCCGTGAGAGTGGTCCTCACGGGCGTACGTGGTGTCAGTTCCGACCACCGTGGGCAGGCCGTAGCTGGTTCCGTCTGTGACCGTGGTGGCAGCGTCGGTCATCAGCACAACGCCGTCAGTCGGGTGGACGTGGCCAGCGTCGGCCACCTTGCCGGTGGCGCCCAGGGCTGCCGTGCCGATGGGGTTGATGACTACCGGGTTGTTGTTGAACTCCACGATACCGAAAGCGGAGGTGCTGCCGGTAGGCAGGTTGGCCGCCGACACCGGAACAATCAGGCTCATTACGTTGCCGACGAGGCTAAGGCCGGTGCCTGCGTTGATCGTGGCTCCGGTGCCTTGAGTCCAGTTGATCGGAGTGGTGCCGATGACGAACGGGCCGGAGCCTACGACAATCCAACCGGTGGTGGCCAGCGTGCTGCCGTTACTGATGAAAGTGAACGACCCGGGTATCTCGCTGGCCTCGTCCAGGTCGATGGATCGGGTCAGCACGTACGGCACACTGACGGTACCCAGTGTGGTCACGTCGTAGATGCCGTTGTTCTCGGCGGCAACCTCGTTCTTGATGAGCACGCGATCACTCAGCAGTACTGTGTACCCGTCGAGAACGAGCACTCCCGGGGCGTTGGCTGTCAGGGTCGCCCCAACGCCACTGGTCCCGTTGTTGTATGTGCTGGCGGGCAGAGGCACCGTGGTCCCGGCGGCCACCGACGCGTGGATCTTGAGACCACCGGAGCTGGTGAGATCTACATATTCCTTGGTAGCGGCATCCAACGGATTGATCGGGGTGGGCACCTCGATCTCTCCGGTGAAGTTCTTGAGACCGCCGATGCTCTGCGTAGTGGTCAGGTCCACGAAGTTTTGCAGGGAACTTCCGGTACCGCCCTGCACTACGGGCAGCGGAACCGTCAAGCTGGTTGACAGCACCGTAGGATTGGGGTACGTTCCGCCCAGGTCGCCAGCCGCAGCAGCGCCGGTTTGCAGCGCTCCGACGATCCGGGAGTCATTGCCAGCGGCCACGGTTCCGCTTATCACTCCGACGGGCAGCACGGGAACCCACACCGCAGCGCCAGTGTCCACGCTGTTGGCCACGAAGTACACGTTCGTGCCGGTGGTGTTCACCCAGAACGAGCCGACCACGTACCCCAGCGTGTTGTCATCGTTGGGGGTGGGGTTTACCGTGGCAAACGGGTTAGACTTGAGGATCGTGAACTGGTTGGGGGCGCCCCAGACACCGGCCGTTTTCGGCCCGTAGTACACGCCCGTGTTGGTGGTATCGAGATAGAAATCCCCGTTTTGCCCGAGCGTGTTGGACGGAGGTCCTACACCGCTGAGCCACCCGGTGCCCGCAGGGCCGGAAGTACCGGCCGAAGAAACTACGACTACAGTCATACCATCCCTTACGGCACCGTAGTGGGCTGAAGTAGATAGGGGCCTTGAACCAGAGCGGTGGCGTCTACCAACCCAGGGTTCATCCACAGAGTGTAGGTTCCGCCGGTCCATCCGGAATTGGCCGACGCGTTAACCACCACTTCCACGGTAGCCGCCGTCACGTTCACGTTGACTTCGCCCTGTGCGGTGTTAGTGACGCTGGTCACTTCGACCTGAGGAGGAGTCGACCGGTTGGTCACGGCCGGTCGAGCAACGAACTCGAACGTTTTTCCCGCGATATCCATCGGGGTGCCGTCGTCGTTCTGCAGAGCAAAAACTGCGCTCCATGCCGACCCTTGAGAGGAGATTATCGTGTAGTAGTTCGGCAGAACCGTCGGCACATCTCCCCTTTACTCAGCGTCGTAAACGTCCTGCGGGAAGATGACGTTACCTTCCCACGAGTGGTCCCACGGCCAGTATTCGACCGACACCACTTGCCCGGTAGCGGCGTAATCGATCTTCTTGATCCGAGGGCACGGCTGACGGTCGATGGGTACCTTCGCCACGGCGGCATGAATGCCTGCGCAATGGTAGCAGGCCGATTTTCCCTCTACCTCGCCTTCAAAGATCTTCCGGGCGTCTTCCTTCTCCTGATCGGTCAGTTCCGCCATCTTCCGGGTTCTCCTTTGCGCTGACGCTGGCCGTACCGCACCGGTTGCAGAACTCGTAATGCTCCTGGAACACGTTCCGGCACTTAGAATTCTTGCACCGAACCAACCCGTATGCGTACAGCCAGTCGCCAGCGGAGGGCATCAGTTCAGGGTGACACGCGGGAAGGGAACCGCCGACCGACTGAGAGCTTCGGTGATCTTGCCTCGGCCCTCCATCAGGGAAGCGCACAGAACCTCGTGCACTTCACGTTGTTTCACGAACTCCTCGTACTGCTCCATGGTGTTCGCTGTCCACGTCCGGCCGCAGAACTGCTCTGCTGTCGAGTTGCACAGAAGCACCCGAGGTAGCGGCCTCGGAGTACCGAAAAACGGCCGGTCGGCCGGAGCCACCATCTTTGCTGCTCGGTTGGCCATTAGGGCACCCACAGTCCTAGCCCGTGTGCGCGGGCTCGCAGTTTCCATCGGTCTACGGCTTCCAGCACTTTTTCGCTAGCAACTCGTGACTGGTTTAACGCCTCGGCCGTCCGGTGCGCGTCGTCCGTGTTGGCGCATTGTCGATGAGCTACCCCGGACAGGTAAAGTTTCCGGTCGTCCATCGCCATCGGGTGGTCGCACACATTGCACGACCTGGCCCGGTTCCGACGACGTTTGTCTTGTTTGTTCATGACTCTCGGTTCCGCTTGCAGTGTGGGCACCGGATCGGGTGATACTCGCCGAGGTAGGTCCGGTTGCAGTGATCGCAGGTGATGACACCGTAGGCGTCGGCCCATCCGCCGGACTGCGGCCAAAACGCCATAATAACGGCGTCCGCGCGGTCGGTCGATCGGCCAATGCGCTTGCGGATGTCGTCCTTGGACTCCACCTGGATGTTTCCACCTGACATTATCCGCCAGTGCGGGGCTGTAAGGTCGCCCAGCATGATGTCATCTGGTGGCAGCATGAGGTCATACCCGTTGCCCGGGTCTAGCATCTCCCGAAGGTTCCACCAGCTAGCTGACCGGCAGTTGACGAACCCCATGTTGCCGGAGCTGTCCCGGCGGTTGGTCCGAGCGGCGGCATTGAATGGGTCCACGGACTTGCGCAGCTCACGCAGTCGGTCGACCACGCCAGCACCGATGCCGATCACGTCTACCACAGCCACCATGCCCTCGCCCGACTCCAGGATTCCGACCGTGCGACCAGTGGTCTGCATAGTGTCTTCCTTGGACGTCTCGCGGATCTCGGCGATGATGTTGTCATGCCGGATGGCCATCATGGTCTTATCAGTGCCGGAACGAGCCACGTCCACACCGACCACCTGCATGCCCGTTTCCGGCACCGGCCTGCCAGCCTCGTCCCACGCCTTCCATCGGTCGATGGCCTGCTCGATCCAGGACAGCGGAACAACGCCGTCTTCATCAGACGAGTAGAACTCGCCGAGCACGCGGTTTTGATACGCGGCGGTCTTCTCGCCCCACTGCTTCTTGCGCTGGTCGGCCCACTGCATCGATACCCGCTTGGCTGCCACTGCCTCAGCCAGGGTGACGTGTCGAGTCCACCAGTCTTCAAGCCCCGAGGCCTTGCGGTGAATCTCGTAGAACGTGCCGTTGGGCTCACCGGGGGTGCTGGCCGCCAACGCGAACGCCTCGGGCAGACCGCCCTCAGGGTTAGCACCGGAGAACGCGCCCTCGGCGGCTTCAAACGTCTTGGCACCGATCGCCTTCGACTCGTCGAAAACGTACAACACGCTGTCCGCGTGGACGCCCTCGATAAGCTCGGAGTTGTTGGACGCCACCGCGAACGCTGCGCCATGGTTAAGCTTGATGTTCAGGCTGAGCAGCTCGGATCGCTCATCGAGCGGACCACGACCCAGCTCCGACCACTTGATGCGCTTGGCCCACTTGTGGATCTCGGGCCACAAGTACTTTTCGAGCTGTCGCCACGCTCCGGCGGTACTGGCCACCTTCCAGTCCACCCCTGCAGCGTCCCGGGTAACCACGAACCACAGGATGGCTATCGCTGAGGTGGTGGACTTGCCCAGACCGTGAGGCCCCCGAACTGCTACCCGGCGCTTTACCGGCAGCGCTGACAGGATCTCGTTCTGGTAGGCGGTCAGACCGCCCTCTTTGCCCCAGTCGATGCAGTTTTGGGCGAAACCGGCGGGGTCACTGTAGTACCGGTTGGCGTCTCCGGTGTACTCGCTAGGCTCCGGTACCGACTGCTCCTCAGCGTCCACCAGCATTTTGCGTAGCTGCTGCAGCTTCTGGAGCTTGGCCATCAACAACTGGTCGTTGGTGGGAGCCATCGCGACCTCGTTACTAGCTGGCCGGAGGAGCGCCGACGCCCAGCTCGGTCAGCACCTCGCGGAGCGCGTCCTTGAGAACCGGCTTGAGGGCAGCGGCCAGTCCCTCGACGTCCAGCTTGACGCCGTCCACGGCGGTGGTGACGATGCCCTCTACGTCCTGCTTGAAGTGGTCGAACAGCGGAAGAGCAGCCTCGGCGATCTTGTGCGCCTCGTCGTCGCCGACGTCCACGATGTGGCCGAAAAACGTCTTGAGCTTGGCCAGCAGCGATCCCATCGCTACCTCCTTAGTAAGGGATTAAGGTCTATCAAGCGTTGCGCGGGCTGGGAGCAGTGGCCAGACCGGAGACCAGCCCGCGCAAGATTAGTTGAGAAGGTCGAAGTCCTGTTCTGCCCGCTTCGACATCTCTTCGGTGAGCTTGGCGATCTGTGCGTCAACGTCATCAACGGTGAGCAGTTGCACCTTGGTGGCGCTGTCCAGACCGAGCATCTTGGCTCGACGTTCGAGAATCCGGATCGCGATCTCGACCGACCTCGGGTTGCCTCGCTCGATACCGGGCTGCAGAGCCAACAGCATCTGGTCCATCCGGCGGCATTCGATCTCTCGAAGCACCTCGATGCTGTGATCCGGCGTGGTCAGCTGCTTGGCCAGAGCCTCGTAAATATCGGCACTGGCCGCCGCTGGACTGACGTAATTCAGCTCAGTCGCTATGTCCTCGGGGGAGTAACCCGCGATTCGCATTTTGACAGCCTTGCCGCGCCTGATCTGCCGTCTCGACCGGGTTGACCGAGCTACCTCTATTTCGACGCTCACGCTGGGGTTACCTCCTTAAGGACCTTGTTGTGCGGAAGGGGTGGCGCAACGGCCGGACCGTCCTCGGTCTTGGCCGGAAGCTCCATTAGGTTGTACCGAGTGCCTTGCCGGGTGGCGTGTCTGGTTATCCGTCCCTCGCTGGCCCAACGCCAGATAGTTCCTTGCGGGCGACCAGTCCAGACCGAAGCCTCGACCGAAGTAACCAAGACAGCGTCAGCCACGGCAACCCCCGAACATAGCTTGGGCCCCCCTGTTCCGCAGTTTAATCAAGCGGAAAAGAGAGGCCCAGAGTGCTGTGTACCCATCCAGTAGAACTATAGCCTTCGGAGCAAGCCGAACACAAGATTATTGCGTTCGTGCGAATGACATGGTAAACTGGTACCATGGCTCATGTGCATGTGGTTACGATCAACGTTCCCGAATTCGATCGCAGGGTAAAAGAGGCCGGACTAAGCCTTAATAAGCTTGCGGTAGCGGCCGGAATCAACCGGACCACTTTGGCTAGGTGGCGCAACGCAGGGTACCGGCCTAACCTGGACACTCTGTCCCGGGTTATCGACATCCTGGGCTGCTCTCTGGACGACGTCACCTCGTCAGACGTCGTGACGGTTCCCGACCGGCAGCCGCCCAAGTCCACAGGCAACTCGATGCAGCCGCCACAGAATCACGCTGTTCTGCGAGCCATGGCCCTGATGAAATACGGGCTCGAATGCGCGTGCTGCGGTGAACCCGAGTACATTTTCCTTACCATAGACCACATCGTGCCAGGCAAACCGGACACGGGTCCCCGTACCAGGCTGTACCGCTGGCTGAAAGTGAACGGGTACCCTGCGGGGTTCCAGACGTTGTGTTTCAATTGCAACACGGCCAAGGGCGTTAAGAGGCACTGTCCCCACCGATACCGAGAGCCGATGTCCGACGCGGCTCGACGTACCAGGGGCCTCAAGATAGACGCGCTGATGGCGTACGGCAGTAAGGTATGCGTCTGCTGCGGGGAGGCCGGTCTTGAGTTCCTGGCGTTGGACCACGTCAACGGGGGTGGTAAAGAACACCGAGCCACCCTGACTGGTGACGGTAAGCTTGGCGGAAACGCCTTTTACAGAGCGCTAAAGAAGTTGGGCTGGCCCAACGATCCGCCGTTGCGAGTGCTGTGCCACAACTGCAACCACGCGGTTAGTATGGGTGCCTGTCCCCACACTTGGTAAAACAGTGAGCCCCCGGGTCTCCCCGGGGGCGTCTTGTCAAGTGGGCATGTACTGGTGCTAACGTCGTCGCATCGGGAGGTGGTCGTCAGGTCCGCGCCGGTAGCCAACGATGGCCCACACAATGCCCATCAGTATCGCCAGAGCGGCGACAACGACTATCATGATCAGCGCGACCATACCCAGCATGGCGACCATGAGGGGCGCCAGCAGGACGCTGCCGAGAATCAGCGCAGTGAACGCCACGACCAGGGCAACTACCTTATCCAGCAGGGGCGCACCCTGGTTGGCTACCGGCAGAGGACGAGGGTCACAATCCCGGCAACGGCACCCAGGTCCGTGGCTCCGGTACTCCTGCGGGTAGTAGTACGGTGCCTGTCGTTCTTGCGGGTGATAGGAAACCCGGATGGCGGGAACCGATGGCGGAGCAGGTCGTGTGACCTGACCGTAATGCAGCTCCTCGTCCTCCTTCGCCCAATCGTAAGGTTCGTCCATGGCTCTCCCTCTTCCGGTCTGGCGGTGTCTCCCCATTGTACCATGCACCACGCGCACGCGCAAGAAAGCCACGGACGGCTCTCCCGTGACCTCTCGCCAGCCGGGTGGCACTGGGGGACCGGTACGGCCTCCGGGCACGCCGGAGCCCCCGCCGGATGTCCGGACGGGGGCCCTGTGGGCTGGCGCTGTGATCAGTCTTGCGGTACGGCCAGGCACGAGACGGGAGAGAACACGAACACGTCGCTCGTAAGCCAGTAGTCACCGGCCCACATCACGTACGCGATCACGAACCTGCCGGTCACCTCCTGGCCCGCGTACCCTGCCGGGTTGCCCGCCGGTACCACATCGTCGCCGGTAACGGTCGCGGTGATGATCACCGATCCGTCGTTGCTCGGGGTGGCGGTCACGTCGTCCCAGTCGTACAGTCCGGGAACCAGCACGCTGGCCGCTCCCGTGATGTGGGCCGCGACGTAATCGGCCGTGTTGTCTCCCAGCAGGTCGCCGACGATGGTTACGAGGAACTTGCTCATGCGATGTCTCCTTGTTCCCGGGGTGTTTCCCCGTATACCACTATCGTATCATGGTCGGAGCGGTTCCGTGAAGCTCGAACAGGTGCCACACCGGGCCGTTCGGAATCTCTACCGTGCCGATATAGGCAATCCGCGAGTCGTCGGGAAGAGGGGCACCGCTGCCAAACGCCTTGAACGATCGAGACACCGGCTCGACGTCGGTGTTGACAAGTGCCCAGAAAGACACCATGAACGATCCGTTAGCGCCAACTCCGACGTGTAGGATCTTGCCGTTGAGCCCGATGTCGTGCCACCTGCCGTCAGCCGGTACTACGAATTTATTGACGTGATGATGTCGTAACTTGCCACTGACGATCTCCTAAGGTTGGGGGCCGGACCGACTGAGGTCCGGCCCCGGGTTGGGTGCTGCCGATGTCACATCGGCTTGAGAATGAACAGGTACCCGTTGCCGTCCCGGACTATGGTCTCCTTGGCTCGGGTAGTGCCGACGATGGTGATCGGTTCGGCGATCTCGTTACCGGTCTTCCGCCTCGGGATGGTGACCACCGGCTTGGCGGTTTCCGTAGGCACAGTGGTCAGGTTGGGCTTCGGTTCCGGCGTGGCCTCGGCGACAGCGTCCGAATTGTACCGCCACGCGTTGGACCGTACCATTACCTCGATCGGGAGACCGGCCTGAATGGCGCGGTTGATGGACCCCCGGATAGACCCCTCGCTGGCCTCCAGATGGGCGACCAGGTCGGACAGGAGGACGGTCTTACCCGCGTGCTCCCCCAGGTACTTGATGACGTTCTTGGTGATGTGCGGTGATCCCACGTTATTGCTCCTATGCTCCGGTTACCATCCCGCGCTGGCTTCGCGGTCCTGAATCTTGCGTCGTTCAGCCGCGCGAAATTCCTCGTCGGACCTACGCGCAGCTTCGGCTAGCTCGTTGCTGGCCTTGGGCTCACGAGCTTTACCCAGATCGTCCAGGCTTCGGGCAGTCCTGCGGGCGACCTCGCGGTCTATTCCGTCAGTGACTTTCACACTGTACCCGAGATCTGCAGCGTGGCTGACCGCGTCAGCCGTTACACTAGTATCAGCCAACTGTCGGATTACCTGCTCGCCGTCAGCACCGGCCTGAATCAGGAAGGACTTCACCTTGGCGTCATGCCCTGGCGCAAACCGCCCCGTAGTGGTTTGGGTGCAGCCGGTGGTCTTGCCAGACGCTGTCCGGAACTCGCTGCACGTGCACGGTTGGGGCTGCTTGGCCATTGGAGTCCTCCTAATCAGGCCGGTGGTGATGACCCTATTCTACCATGCTCCCAGGGTCACTCACAAGTCGTCGTCTCGCGCAGCCTCAGCCAATGTCTTGGCGTTGGTCAGCAGCCACGGCGGGGGCGTTGGCGTCTCAGGCACGGGCAGTTTACTGAACCCCTCCTCGCGCGAAAACCGGAACCCGTCCGCCCTGGCCCATTCGGGGATAGCCGGAAGCGCAGAGGGTCCGGGCGGAAGAGCTTTCGGGCTGTTGGTTACCACAACCGGAACGGGGGCAGCCGTAGCATCGGCCAGTCGGGCAATCAGGTCAAGCCGGTGTTGCTCCGTGGTCTCGTTATCTCTGCGCAGTACGCTCAAAGTGCGTTCGAGGTCGGTCACCCGCTGGTTAGCTGCGGCGGCTGCCTTGACCGCGTCGTCTCGCTCGCGCACAGTTCGCAACATGTAGGATTCGAGCGCTCTTAGGTGCCTGGCAAGCTCATCTCGATCGTCCATGTAGTAGACGCGCTGACCATTCGCTTTGCTGAGTTTGTCAGTCAGCTCCTCTATCTGACGTTGCAACTCGTTCACGTCGCTGGACCGGTGCGACCCCCTACCGGAAAACCACTTCATGGTCTTACGCCTTTCTTGACCCGCCGATTTCCGACGTGGAAGTTTTCGCCCATGTTGCACCCCAGAGCGTCAGGATCGGGAACCAAGCCCACAGCCATGAGTACCTCGCGAAGGCCCGTGAGGGCATCTTCCCGGCTCTCCGGATGAGCGGCCAGGGCTTGGGCCGACAATGTCAGCGCGGTGGCCTGGATGATGTCTTTCGCGGCTTCTTCGACACCCCTCGGGGTACTGGCCGGGTCAATCAACCCGTCCAGTACCCCGAGGTTTTCCGTGCCCGCGATGTTGCGGTTGGTCACTTGGCCTCTCCGTCGAAAATGGCGTCGATCAGCGCGTGCGTCAGGGCTCGTGCCTGATTGGGGTCGTCGCCGTCGAAGTCCTCGGGGGCCGGAATGGACGCCAGGCAGGCCCCGTCAGGGCCGACCGCGTGCAAAGTGCCCATCATGTCCGTCTCGACCGCGAACGCCATGAACCCGCTGTCGTGAGCGGTGTACCGATGCGGCGTGACCTGCGGCTCGAAGCTCTCGCCGAGTTCCTCGATCGTGGGGAGCGCCACCACGTGCAGCGAGACGCCGATGGGCGACAGCTCCGGGTTGATCCGTTCCACTGCGCTGTACACGTTGGCCGGGTCGTCCACGAAGTGATAGCACCACACCTCCGGGTTGATGGTGGCCGCCAGCCGATGCGTGGGCTTGCCGATGTTCCTGACAGCGGGGGTGCTCTCCACGGGTGTCCTCCTGAGTACGGTTCTGAGTAGAACGATCTTATCACACAACGGCCGGTCACACAACCCCAGCCGCCTACAGGTGCTGGCCGCCCATTCCGTACTCGCTGATAATCCGCAGTCCGTCAGCCACGGTGAGCTTATTCACCCGCTGGATGGCCTCAGCGTCGTACAGAATCTCGATCCCGAGATCCACCTTGACGCCGTCCTCGTCGAACGTGTACGTCTCGAACTCGGTCGAGTAGCGACCGTCCTCGGTGAACGGCAGCGCCGTGGTCCGCACCCGGGTTCCGTCCAGCATCTTGAAAATCATGCGATTACTCCTTAGCTGAATTTGGGAGGAAGGATCTTGCCCGAGGCTCCGATCCGGATGAACGTGGCGCCGGATCTCGTGTAGTAGTTCACCGCGATCACCGACGGCTTGGATCGGTTGGCGTAAGCCGACTCCGGGTCGTTCATCAGGTTGACAAACTCCGGGTCGGTGGTGATTTGCCGTAGTACCGCCTGCTGTGCCTCGGTGAGTGCCACCGTGCCTCCCAACATTGGGGGCCGAAACCGGCCCGTTGGTACTATTTTACCACCCGGGTAGCGACTAACGCTACCCTCGTGTCACGCGAGGTGCTTCGGCTCACGCCAGTGCTGTGCTCGGCCTTTCAGGAACACCGGATACGACGCGGTGTCGCGCCGGATGTACCCCTCAGCCTCCAGCAGGAACAGTGCCCGGCTTATGGTCGTCGGCGAGGTTTCCCACCGCGCGGCCATCGCCCGGGTTCCCGGCAGCGTGTCCCCGATCCCTACGTCTCCGTGCCGGGTTCCGGCCACGTAGTGAGCGAAGATTTGGGCAAACAGCGGAACGGCGGGTCGCTTCGGCATTTCGGCCTCTCATCGGGTCGGGGGCCCGTCCGGTCGGACGGGCCCCGGGGGGTCAGGCCAGGGTGAACGAGGTCACCGTCTGGGTGTTGCCCTTCTTGTCGGTGTAGGTGAACTGCGGGCCCCACTCGGGCGAGTCGGTGACGGTGCCTTCGTAGGTCCAGCGACCGACCTTGGCGGTAACTACCGGCTTGGCCTCCACGGGCTTCCGTGCCATCTTCGCGGCCTTCGCCTGCCGCTTCGCGACATCCGCGTCCACCATGGCGTCGAAGTCGCTCGTGACCGCCTTCGCGGCCTTCTTGGCGGTACCCCGCGCGATCCCGTCCGTGACCTTGCCCAGGAACCCGAACCGGCTGGCGGTGCTCTCGGGGGTGTGCTCACCCGTGATGCCATCAGAGATCTTGTGACCCGCGACACCCGCCCGGATCAGCAGGCCCTTGAGCTTGGCATCGTGTCCGGGGGCGAAAAGGTTCTTGGTGTCCGAGAAGCAGCCGGTGTTCTCGCCGGTCGCGATGTTGGTGAACGCGGAGCAGATGCAGGGCTTGTTGGCGAGGTTCGTCATTTCGGGCTCCTTCGGTTTTGGGGGCTTCCCCCCGGCTTGTAGAACAATTATAACATGCCGACGCGGGTTGGCACAAGTTAGGTTGGCAAACAAGCCTCGGGCCCGGTTCCTCTGGGGGAACCGGGCCCGTCGCGGGGGGTCAGATCTGCACGAACTTCATGGTGTCCTGCGTGTTGCCCTTCTTGTCCGTGTACCGGAAGACCGGCTGCCCGTCGCCAGCGGCGAGGATGACGCCGAAGTATTCCCAACGCCCGACCTTGGCCTTCACGACGAGGGCGTCAGCCTTCGCGGCCTCGTCCTCGGACTTGTTGGCGACCAGGCCCGCACCCTCGGCCAGCTTGCGCTCGGCGGTCTTCGCGGCCTTCTTGGTGGCCTTGGCCTGCGCCTTCTCGATGCCCCGACGGATGCCGTCCGCCACCATGTGGCCGAACCCGAAGAGGCTGGCGATGTATTCGCAGCTCACGACCTCGCCGGACGGCATCCGGACCACGTCACCGGCCAGGCCGCGCCGGATCAGCTCGCCCTTGAGACGGGCGTCGTGGCCCGGGGCGAAAGTCCGCTTGGTGGTGGCGGTGCAGACCGTCTTGGTGTCCTCGCCGAAGTTGGTGAAGGTGACGCCGCCGCAGGCGCAAGCGTGGGTCTCGGTGGCCTTCGCGTTCTTCGTGGTGTTCGTCATCTGGACCAGCTCCTTCGTTCCGTCCGGGGGGCCGTTCCCCCCGGCTGGTAGAACCATTCTAACATGCCAACGCAGATCGGCACAACCCATGTCCGCAATGTGACCCGCGTCACATCTCGGGAGCGCCCTCGTACGTAAAAAAGAAACCGCCACAGCGCCCCAGTGGCGGGACTTGTGCGGGCACCTCTGGCAGTGTTTTACTGGTGGCACACCGAGAGAGAGGCGCACGACATGACCAAGGAAGAGGCACAGACCGCCCGAGAGATCGAGTGGGAGAGGCTCATCCGGCTTGTGGACAGTGGCAACATCACGATCCACGAGGCCAACCGCCGCTTCGACGCCTGGGTTGCCTGTACGGACGCCCACTGATGGCCGGGATGCTGGCCGACAGCCGCGACTACTCCGGTTTCGATCGGGAGTTCGCCAACGGCAACAAGATCCGCAGCATGATCCGGCGCAAGATGAAGCGCCAGGAAACCAACGACGTCCGCCGCATGATCGACGAGGAGACCCGGCACTGATGAGCACTACCTACGAGCAAGGCGAACGCGAGATCCAGGCTGTCCGCGAGGCCACCGAGAAGGCCGCTGTCGACGCGCGACTCGACCGCGAGGCCAGCGCACGGGCCAAGGGCGTGGAGCTGGCCATCAAGAACGCGGAGTTCCTCGACACCACGCACCCCGAGTGGGTAGACGTGTTCGAGTACGCGGACCGCGTCACTACCTACATCCTGACCGGTTCTCACGGTCCCGACGACCACAGCGCCCCCCACCACCGTTCTCGCTGAACACGCAGCGACCCCCGACCACTCCGGTCGGGGGTCGCGCTGTGTCCGGGGTCAGTCGGCAGGTCGCGCCCACGGCTGACAGTGCGTCACCAGGTCGTACATGTTCATGACGGTCCCGGTAGTGGCAACCCTGGCCGGGTGGGTGCCGTCGCACTCCTTGGGGTCTTCCGGCCACAGGGGCACGATCTGGGTCGACACGGAGCCTACGGATACTATCTGGTCGTCGGGCATCAGTTGCCACCCTTCTTGGGCTTCACCGCGTAGTGACCGAAAGAGGGCTGGTAGACCCGTTCGTCGGCTTGCAGCCAGCGGGTGATGGTCTTGATGACCGGGGTGTTCCTGCCCGGAAACGCCTTGGTCAGCGCGCGCTGAATGTCGGCAGGCTTGATGCCATCTTCACCAGCAGCCTTAACCACACCGAACACAACCGACTTGAAGTCCACCCCGGAATCATCGCTGGCGTCGATGTTGGGGTCCGGGTCTTCCGGCGGGAGAGCTGCTCCCCAGGTGGCCGGATCTCCCCAGTCGGCCAAGCCCTCTCGACGCATGATGTTCTCGAACTCGTCGTTGTAGTTCGTCACTTCGTCACCTCCCCCAGCTTCCTCGATAGCCTTCATTAGATTTGCCCGCACCTCTTCCGAGGTCTTCTCGGTCTTGTCGAACGCGTCGGCCACGGGGTCCGCCGGTTCGGGGGTGACAGGCTCAGCCGGTACGGACACCGAAGACGCGACGACAGCCACGGGGGAAAGCTTCATAGCCTTCATCCACGTTGCCCTCGACCACCGGTCGGCGTACGCTTCCCCCGCCGCGTTGCGGGATTCCGCGTCCAGTTCGGCCCGAAGACCGGCAGTGCCAACCGTGATGGCTTTCATGTGCTCGGGAAGGACGCGGTATCCCTTGAACGCCCGAACGACTCCAGTTTCACCATCGGCGTACACGCCGTACCCTTGTCCGGGCATGTCCTCCGGCGTGACCTTGGCGTCCCAGCCGACCAGGTAGGCAATCTCGTCTTGATTCTCCATCATCAAGCCGATCTTGACCCGGGACTGCGACTTGATCATCGAGTCGCCGAAAACATCGGTCGTCGCCCGGAGACCGCACGTCAGTTCGTTGACACCAACCGACCTCGCGATGCGCAGAGTCTCGACATAGTTGCCAGCAATCTTGCGCTTGGCCGCGTTGTCGGCTCCGGTCTGGGTCTGCATGCCGAGGAATTCGGCACCCTCGTCCGAGATCATCAGGATGCCCGGGATTTCCGGCGTCATGGGGAGCAGGTCCGTGTTGGCCTCGTACATCAGCTCCTGGTACACGATCTTCCGGTGTTTGGCGATCTCGACTGCCGCAGCTGTCATCAACAGAGCCTCGTCATCGTCCGATGCCACCCAGTCAATGGGAGGGCGTCCCGGTCGTCCGGCCTGGTCCCAAGCCTTCATCCAGGGGAGCGCCAGCGAGCCGCTGTTGTAGTCGATGATCCAGATCAACAGGTTGGGCATCCGGAGAAGTCGAGTCATGATCGCTCGGAGCTGATTGGTCTTACCGGCACCCTTCTGCCCGACCAGCATCCCGGAATATTCCCGCATGTTGATGAGTGCCGGGCTGCTGTCCCTCTCCTTGCCAATATCGAAGTGCTCTTCGAAGCTGAGCGGGGTGACATCGAGAGGCACGTCGTGAATGCCGTCCAGCGCGTTGATGAGAGATACCTTGACGATGCAAGTGCCTCGATTGACACCGGGACCGACCTCGATACCGCAGCCCTCGGGAAGCTTGGCGTCACTGGCCATGCCGTCGCTAAACGCCTTGATGTTCCGGTAGGTGTGACCGCCCGGAGGCAGTTCAACTTCGAGGGTGAATCCGGCACCGGTAGGCCAACTCTTGTCATCAACCGCGATGACCTTGGACCCCGTGATGTTGCACACGCGGTCGATGCGCTCTTGCCACTCGGTGGCAACGCCAACCCGACCGAGGTACGCGGCGATGGCGGCTTCCTTCTCCTCGCGCTTGCGTTTGCGGTGAGCCAGCTTGCCGCCAATCAGGCCCATGAACACCGCTGCTCCGGCGAGGGTGCCGACAGTGGCTTTATTGAGCGGGTTGGGGTAAGTGAGAGCGAAGCTGAGCCACCCTGCCGACTCTAGCCAGCATGCCGCCCGGAACACCAACGCGCCTCGGGTAAGCTTCTCATCGTCCTCACGGGCAAGGCCACCGATGGTGCCTCCGATCACCATTACACCACCTGCCAGCAGCGGCCAGCCGGGATCGACGTGCGCCAGTGATGCCAGTGCCGAAGTGGCCATCAGGCCGGTAGCTGCGTTGAACGTACCAGATGCCGGACCGTGTTTGGCTGACCAATCTGCCATTTGACTTTCCTCCTGTCCAAGGTTAAGCCGGGGGTCCGGACCGTCCGGACCCCCGGCAGTTGCCGGAACATCACCGGTTTGCGGTGACGTCCCACTTCTGCTCGTTCTTGCGGGGAGCCTCCAGCCGCTGAATGTCCACAGCGTGCAGGTTGCGGAACGCAGGGTAGAGGTCCTCGGCCTTGGTGCCTGCGGCCAGCAGGGTCTTGTAGATCTCGCCCAACAGGTCGATGATTGCCGGGTGGATCGGGTCGTTGTCGTTGGATCGCTGTGTCATGATCCGGATGGTTTCCGCGAAGTTGCGGACTGCCACCGGCAGTTGACTCAGGTCGGTGCCGACCTGCATCATGCCCTGAGGGTCGTAGACAGCAGCCGCCCCCATCATCTCGGCAGTTGCCTGAACGTAAGCTGCGACAGTCATGCTCGGTTGTCCTCCAGTGTTGGAAACTCGACCGAGACCACCGTCTGCCGCCGAGCCGCTATTTTTGGGTGTACGTACCGTGTCCTTAACGTCGATTTCGACAGTGTCGCTTGTCTGGTCGTCGGACGATTTGCGCTTGTTCTTCCATGCCTCGACCGCTGCCGCCCAAGACCTCTTGCGAAGTCCGGTCAGCATGGCCACTACAGCAGGCCAAGCAATGCGCCTGCCGAGTTTCTTGATCTGTTCTTTGGTCAACCTGCGGACCGGAGCAGTCTTGCGCCAACCCTTGCGAGCGGTCCGGCCAGCGGTGATGACTTTGCCCGTTCCGGACCGCAGCCGGTCCGTGGTCCGCTTCTTCTTGCGGTGCCTGGTCCGCTCCGGACCACTGGTGTTGGCGCCTGGTCCGCTGCGCGGTCCCGGGCTGGTCCGTGGTCCGGTGGTCCGGTGGTCCGGTCCGGTCTTGGTCCGCTGGTCCCGGGTGCTGGTCCGGTCCGGGCGTGGTCCGCTCGGGCTGGTCCGTGGTCCGTCGCTGGTCCGGGCGTGGTCCGGGCCAGCGGTCCGCCCTCCCGGTCCGGACCGCTGGTCCGGGCTTGGTCCGTTGGTCCGGCCTCCCGGACCATTGTTGGTCCGTGGTCCGCTCGGGACCAGAGACCGGACCGCTGCAGCAGGTCCGGACCACGGGGTCCGGCGGTATCGAGCGTTAGACCGCATGGCGTAAACTCCAGCGGCTAGTGCCGCCAGGGCAGCCGCAGCGCCAGCTTCCGGACCTGCAGCCATCGTGACCTCAGCGCCAGCGGTGGTAACCACATTGACCACACCCACCGCCAACGGTACTCCGGGCATCCCCTTCGTCTTCCGCTGGCCACGGGAGCGCCTGGAAGCACCCGGGGGGGCCGGAGTACCGGGGGCCACCTGCTGTGCCGCCGGAGGGGCCACGGGAGCCACGGGCGGGGGTGTCCCGGGGATCTGGATGGTGGGCGTCTGCGTCTGATTGTCCATGTCTTACCTCCTTTCGTTACTTCGCGTTACTGGGACATGGTCTGTCCCGGTTGTCCAATCGGACACCCCCAGGGGGGTCTTAGGCCCTCCGACTGGGGGCGGGAGGGTGTCTCACCCGTGTCCCAGTTGTCGGAGCTGTCCTGGTTGTCCAATTAGAACATTAACTACGAGTGATCAAACCGCCTTCAGGTGGCCGTCGGAGCTGTCCTGAGACCGTCCCCACGCGGCTACCTGCCCCGCTCGGGTGGTGTTGATAGCCACTTTGAACCCTTCGTGCGTCCGGATGACCTCGCCAACGTTACGGCGATTGATCCGGATGTCGTTGTCGATCATGTACCGGATAGCTCTACGCTCGATCTCCAGAGGTTCGAAGCTGTCCGCTGTCGGTATCGGTCGAACCGGCTTGCTGACGGGCGACGCTTCCAGCTCGGGCACCTGGTCCGGCTGCTCGATCTCCGGGGTCCGGTCCTGGTCCGGTCCCGGCCACGCGCCGGTCAGTTCAGCGTGGTCCGGTCCGCTCTGGTCCGGCTGGTCCAGCCGCTGGACCGCCCATTCCGGCAGTGGTCCAGGCTGGTCCGGAGCCACGTCCTGTGGTCCGCTGGTCCGGTCCGGCTGGACCAGGGGGGCGGACCGCTCCTTGGACCACGGCCAACGGCTGGTCCGGCGGGATTCGACCACGGACCAAGCGCGGTCCAGGTCTCGGCTTCCGGTCCGGATCATCTCGGACCAAGCGGACCACGCCAGCCGAGGGAATCGAACCCAGCGGACCACGCCGAGCTTGGGCATCGGCTTGGACCGCATGTTGTTCTTGCGAAGTTCACGGCGGTGAATCAGTCGAGCGTACAGTTCCCACACGATCAGACCGATCATAGTCATCGACGCGAACGTGACCGACCTCGGCGTTGCGGACCAGTGGTCCGAGTAGTGCCACCACTGCTGGGTGGCCGATCCGCTGGCAAAAGCCCAGGTCGCGAACCGGTATTCAAGGCCGGTGTCGCCATCCTTGCGAGCCTCATGATACATCCAGCCGCAGAACGCGGTGGTGAGTTCGTAAGCCGCTGCATAGACAATGGCAGCGGGGAAGGTCCAGCCGATGACCTTCATGGCGAATCCGGCCTGTCCGGTCCACGCGACGGCCATGGGTGCCATGATCGGCCCGGTCGTGATGACAACCTTGGTGGCGGATGCCAGCTTGTCCATGCGCTGGCGGGTCAACGCGTCCCGGTCGTCACGACGCTTGATCTTGTACTGCAGCTTCTCCCGGTCGTCCATGCGCTCAAGCTGACGCTTCCGCATCTTGCGATCGACACGGCGGTCAAGCCAGCCGGAGCCGGTTGCCGGGTTGTTGTCCTCGGACACTAGACGCTCCTTGGCAGATTGTATTGGGGAGAGTGTAAGCCTCCATTCTATCATATCGGTTGCGCATAAAGCAACCCCCCAACCCAGGCCCTGGGGCCCAAGTGGGGGGTTGTCGGTGTGGCTTTCGTCACGCGGTCAGTTCTCGTTGCGGGCCTTACGGGCTCCCTTCACCCAGTTGCTCGCCACGGTGCCCGACCGACGAGCGGCTGCCTTGACCGCCCGCTCGTCGCTGACCTTGCCCGCCTCGGTCTTGGTCGCGGCCATCTCGGCGTCCGTCATGGCCAGACGACGTCCGGCGCCGGAACGGGCCGCTACGGTCATCGTGTGCGCGGTGATCTTCGCCATTTTGTGCTCCTCAGTTTGTTTCCGGCCTTGTAGAACAATTCTAACACGGCACGGCCCCCGGTGTCAACACCCGGGGGCCGCTCTCGTCAGCCGTGATTGTGGCCGCAGCACCGGAGGCAAATGGCCTCGTACCGGCTGTCAATGCCGTCTTCCTGGACGGGACCGTTGTCGGCCACGGCCTCCCGGTTGCAGATAAACGAAACGGGGAGGGTGTCTCGGTGGCACTGGATGCAGTAAGCGGACTCGTACATTTTGTGCCCCTTAAGTTTGTGTTTCCCTGCCTTACGGTTCTATTTTAACATGTCTCGGCCCCCTCGCGCAATGTTAGCGAGGGGGCCGGTTGTCAGCGGGTCAGAAGGACCAGGCTGCCGCCCGACGCTCGTCCTCCTCGACTTCCCACCGGTACTGGTCGTTGGTCTCAGCTGCCCGGAGCCAAGCTCCCTCAGCGTAGGACTCCTCGCGGTACGTGTCGTAAGCCTCCTGAGTTTCCCTAGCGTCCTCGACCGTCTCGCCGGTGATGCCGTCCAGCTCTTCAATGAACAGGTCCGGAAGGGTCACGAACCGCTCCGGGTGGGTCGTGGTCTGGTTGCCGAATTCCCGGCACGGCTGGTTCTTCCGCGCGCCGCAGAATCCGCAGCGGTCGAGCTTCACGGTGATGGTCTTCGACATTTTGGGCTCCTTCGTCCGTTTCCCTGCCTTACAGTTCTATTATAACATGGGTTGGCCCCACCGCGCAAGTTCAGCGGTGGGGCCGGTCCGTCAGAGCTTGTACGCCGTGACCGTGCAGGGGAGACCCAGCACGTCGCGCGACCGAGAGCCCACGATCATCGCGTTGCCGAATCCGTCGTGGGTCATCCGAGCGTTCACCAGCTCCCCCAGGTCCTCGCCACCATCCAGGAGCCAACCCGCAAGCTGCGGTCCCTCGGTGTCGATGTTGTCAGCCGTCAGTCGGACGACCTTCACGTCGGTAGGAACCTGTCGCGACCGCCAGTCGGCAGCCACCTTCTCGGCCACAACATTGGCCATGGCGGCTTCGACGGCTTGCAACTTGGTGCGACGCGTCCGTCCCTGCTTCCATTCGTACGCGTCCTTCGGCATCGCCGAGTATGACCGGCCTTCGCCAGCCACCCAACCCCAGAACTCGCCGCCCACGTGCACCTCGTAGACCTTGCCCTCGGTGATGCTGTACGAACGGATCTTGCCGGTGCGGGTGAAGGTGGCGTTCATGAAGTTCCTCCTCGGTTGGGGCCGGTGTTCCGGCTTGTAGAACAATTATAACATACGCCTCGGCCCCCCACAATTCCCAACGTGGGGGGCCGAGATTGTGCGGGTCAGACGAGGTCGAGCAGGCGCAACCGGAACAGCAGGGCGTCTGTCCGGGTCTCCATCCGGAGCTGCAGGCACTCGATGCACTCCGGAACGTTAACGACCGGGGTGTGCACCGGGCACTCACCGACACGGGTCATCTCGTCGGCGTACGCCACCATGGGCGGGTCGAACGGCTTGCCGCTGTGGTGGAGTACCTCGACAGTGTACACGGTACCTCGCGTAGACCACGGGCGGACGTCAGCGCCAACAACGGTGCCCGCGATCGTCGTGTTGTACAGAGTGCTTACCTCGACCTCGTCGCCGATCTCGAAGTTCGTCATTGCGTCTCCCGACGTCACGGGGGCTGGCCGCCCCATCTACTACTAGTAAAACACACAACGGACACCGGGCACAAGTCAGCTGAGCGTTTCCGGCGTGTCCGGCAACTCGATGCCCATGGTGACTTCCTGAAACTCGGTCTCCTCCTTGATGGCATTAACTACATGACTCATATTGAGATGCAGAACCATTACCGCTGGAGTCACCGTGGCCAGCCTTCCCCGCTCCACCAACCCACCTCCGGGAGCCAGCGTCAGCAGATACGCTTCTAGGATCTTCTTGGCAGCTTCCAGCTCGTTAAGAGCCTGCTCTACTGTACGGGCCGACCACTCGTAGTGTGGGGGGTCAAATCGTGTTGCCATGTTAAGTCTCCCAGGTTGAAACACGGGTCGGCCCCCACCCTCGATTCGCTGCGGGTGGGGGCCGACGTTGATCACGGCTTCGGAGTCGCCGTGGGGGTGGTGGCCGACTTGTTGGCCGGTGCGTCCAGCTCCGGAACGTCGGAGTAGATCTTGATGGGCTGGTTGCTCACCACGAACGGCTGGTCGGTCTCGATGAGGTTGCCGTTGGCAGTGAAGAAGAACACGCCCTTGTCGCCGCCTTCGGACGGCCCGTAGCTGCCGTCGTCGCCGATGGCGAGGTTGGTGCAGGTGGAGTGGTCGCCACCGTATCCGCAGTGCACGTTGATGTCGGTGCTCGTCATCTGGGAGCCGGTCGAGGAGACCTTGCCCTGAATGACGTAGTAGCCGATGACCTTGTCGGTCATGCCCGCGAAGATGTAGACGTAGTTGGTGGAGCCCTTAGAGTTGTAGTAGGTCAGCCGACGCGAGAGGTTCTTGCGCTCCAGCGGGTCGGACGGTGCCTGGTTGGCGAACGGGTACGGAACCGCCCGGCTGAATTCGGTCGACTCCGTGGCCGCAAGGCCGTTCTGCACGGCCTGAGCGCTGCTGGCCTTGTGGCCGCCGCAAGCCGACAGACCGATGGTTCCGGCGATCACGAGGGCGATGGCGCTGGCAACGGTGGCCTTCTTGCGCTTGAGCGAACTCATCTGGTTGATCTCCTCAGTTGCTGGGGCAGTAGTCGGCGATGTTGACGCCGGTCGGAAGTCCCGAAGGAATCCACTGACGGCCGAGCACGTTCTGCGCGTCCGCGTTGTACGTAGCCACGTCCTGTGCGCAGTTCATGACCGCACCGACCAGGTTCATTTGGTCCTGCTCGGTCGATCCCGGGGCGTTCCGGACAGCGGTAAGGGCGGCAATGTTGGACTTGTCGGCCTGCAGGCTGTTGTAGTCGCCGTTGTATACCGCCGACCAATGCTCTCGGTTCTTGGCGTTGTTCTGGTCCTTGTGGACACCCCCGGCACCTCCGATGCCGGAGAACCCGACAGTTAGGGCCCAGATGCCTACTCCGACCACCGCCAGCCCGAAAGCCGCCAGCAGCGACAATCCGATTGCCTTACCGGTACTCATCATATGGTCTCCCAACCAATGGAGCTTGTGTGGTGCCCCTGGTAAAACACACCTACGGGATACCACACAAGTGCTGTTATCGACCGGGCGTAGTCCACTTGGGCGGATACTGCGCGCCGTCTTGAGTCCATCGATCCGGACTGTGCGTGACCGGCGTTGGTGAGGTCGTCAGTCCTTTGACCAGCACTGAAACGCTGAAACATACAGACAGAGTCAGAAACGCCACGCTGATTTTGAGCTTCATCACAACCCTTTCGCCAGCTTGGG